AGAGACTGGCCTAGAGCAAGCGAAGGAACTTGCAGCGGAGATCACTGAGATACGTCCACAGGAACCTGCGACGGCGGCAGAGCAGTCGGCTACCAAGGCTACCGACGACAACTGTGGCGGGTGCAGTGCCGCACAGGAGGAGTGTTCGTGCGGACACGCGCAGTGATGTAGTACCGAGCAACAAGAGAGAGCCATCCGCAAGGGTGGCTCTCTTTTTAGCTATGTGCCAGGCTACTTCGGTGAGGAGAAACGAAACACAGAGCCGTTCTGCTGCGTGATCATGGCTTGAAGCGTTTGGGCCTCATACGTTCTAGCCGTGCCTCTGGGGGCTGTGATGTATAGCCATAACGTCGCGAGAATCCGAGATATTGTACGGCTGATTACGGGATCTGCCATCAAGGCGACTGCTACGTTCTTAACCGCCTCAATGTTCTGAGCCACCCATGCATAGTCCGCATCTTCACTGGCTGGTATCATGTATAAGCCACCAAAGGCCTCCAGTAGTGCTTGCGCGTCCATTAGATTTACAGGAGACACCTGAACTCTAACATACGAATAGTCTGCTTGTGACACCACCCACATCCGACCACATTCAATCAGTAGCTGAGTGGCGCGTGTCATATGGTCACCACGAACTCTTCGGCTGTCATCGTGTGCTTACGTAAGTTGCACGTTGCACAGACATATACCAGATTGCTACGGTCATTAGTACCTCCGCGACTGATCGGAGTCTTGTGATCAATGTGACCTTTGCCGTTGGGTATCGCCTTGCCGCAGTACGGACATATACCATTCGACGCTTTGATCACTTCGAGCACCGTTGTACTAGACATGTCACCTACAGCAGCACGACGTCTATGATTTGCTGCATGCCACATCTCCGGATGACTCTGCTGATACTGCTGTAGCTCTTTGCGATGAGTATTGTAGTATTGTGCGTGGTACTGGCGCCTTTCTGTGACATGTGTAGCATCATACTGTGCGTGATATTGTACCCTCTCGTCTCGGTGCTCCTTGTGGTGCTGTGACTGATACGCCTTCATACACAACTTGCACATGTAGAAACAACCATCACGCGCGCGGGGGCTCTTGTGGAACTCGGAGACGTCCTTAGTCTCGCCGCATTTAGGACAGTGCTTAGTGGTCATTTATAAACCCCTCCCCTACAGCTCGTGCAGATGGCCCCAGTCCGTCCCAACTTCTACATCCACGATCCAAGGTACCTGTGGGAGCAGCTCGATGCCTACCTCCTGCATTACGCCTTGACAGTAGCTACCGACTTCTTCGAGGCAGTCGTTTGAGACTTTGAGGATGATGGAGTCGTGCACAGTAGCGATCGCCCACGCCTTACCCGGAAAGCGATCCTTCAACCCCTCAGATACACGTATGAGCGATATGAGTGTGAGGTCGCTAGCCGTACCTGCGACTGGTGCGTGTACACACGCCTTACGGACCTCATCGACGTTGGCCATGTTGATGAGATAGAAGCGGCGACGTCGATTGAGTGGAGATTCTACGAACCCCCGATCACGTGCCGTCTGTAGCTGGTCCCTACGGAACTCTACAAGACCGCCCATAACCTTGTTGTAGCGACGTACGAAGTCTCGTGCCACTTCGATCGGTAGACCCGCATCCTGTGCAAAGGAGTGCTCCGAGCCTCCGTACAGATATGCAAAGTTGAACATCTTACACAAGACGCGTTGCTCCTTGGTGTACTTCTCTCCGTACATGGCGATGGCGACCTCCGTGTGCAAGTCGCGCCCGTCACGGTATACTTGAAGCAGGAACGGATCCTCAGAGAGACATGCTGCGACTCGCAACTCTGCTTGGCTGTAGTCGACTTCTATGATGGAGTAGCCCAACCCAGCCCAGAAGAGTCCGCGAATGTACTGCCCCCAGACCTCACCACCGGCCTCACCACTGCCAGCACGGGGGATGGTTTGTATTGCCGGGTCGCGAGCTGAGAGCCTACCCACTTCTGTACCATATACTAGGAAGTCGGGGTGTACGCGACTCTTGTCATCCATACGCGGTTCGAGGTTGTCTACGTACGACGACCTAAGCTTCTCTACGGTCTTCCATTGATCATACAGGGCGAGCCATCTGTACTGCTTGGACTCTCGCGACAGACCGACCATGATATGTGAACGAGACGCCTCCGCAGTAGATCGTGAAGTCTTCCCATGTATCGTTGGTGGAGCGAGATGCATCTCGTCGTATAGGATGGCTGCGACCTGTTGCCACGAGTTGGGATTGAACCCGTGTCCTGCCATCTCAGCCAACGTCATGTAGGTGTCATCGAGTTCCTTCTTGAAGGTCGTCGACAGTTGCCGCAACGCGTCGCGGTTGACGTCCAACCCCACAAGTTCCATCTCGAGCAGCGGCGCTTGGCTTGCCATGAGTGGCCACATGAACGGCTTGTGGAACTGGTCGTTCTCTTCCAACGACGACCTCAGCATATTCCACAACAGCATTGTGTACGCCACGTCGTAAGCGCAGTACTTGTATAGCTTCTGACGAGGCACCTTACTGTACCTGTCGTTACGACTCTTGAGGTACACCTGCACGAGATCTGCCTCGTAGTCCGGGATGTCGAAGTACCGATGCAGAAGCTCCTTAAGGCCGTGATGGATGTTCTCGTTCAGGACGTAGTGTGCGATCAATGAGTCGTAGTCACAGTGCACGTTAGACACCCCTAGCTGGTGCGCCAAGAACTTCATATCGAACTTGAAGTTATGTCCGAGGATCTCGAACTCCTCAAACAACTGCTTGAGCACACGACGTGTCTCGAGTGAGTAGACGATGTCCTCTGCGATGACTACTGCCTCTGTCGAGCTCCATGCAATCCCTATAGCGAGGATCCCGTCCTTGTGCCAGTCGATCTGGTCTGTTTCCAAGTCGATGGACAGGAGTCTCTTGCCGGCCAACCCGCGGGGAAGCCTTGCATTCCACTCCATCAAACGTTCCACAGAGTCGAGCACCTCGTACTGCACAGGGGCCACTTGTACCGGACCACGATTCTTGATCTTCGCAAGATCGTCGACTAGGTCGTAGATGCGTGCGGGCGTCCGTAAGACATACGCGGGATGCCAGCTCCCGTACACCCTTCCCCCCTGTGCCCACTCGCCTTGGCGACTTTTTTCGGAGGCGCCCATTAGGACGTCCTGTGACGTTCGTCCTAGTGCGAAGAGTGGTACGCCAGCCTTGACATACGGCTTGAGTTCTGTGTCTAGAGACGGTGCACAAGCCGTGATGTGTACTTCGCGAATCTTGTTGCCCGGTGGACGACACTTCACCACGTTCGTGAAGTAGATCTGACTCTCGTCAATCCCGTGTGACTTGAGTATCGTCCGTAGTAGTTTGCCTGAGGCGCCCACGAATGGGCGCCCCGATATGTCTTCTTCTGCTCCTGGAGCTTCACCGACAATTACCGCAAGAGCCTTGTCGGGGGTTGCGCCTTCACCTGCAACTGGCGTAGTGCCCTTGATAGGGCAGTCGTGACATTGCGCTCCTGAGCCTCGAGAAGTCTCTGCCTCACATATGCTATGTTGGTCTCTGCTCTCCATGTTACCTCCCTGTGCTCTTCTTCGACAAATGGTGCCGTCCATAACGCCTCTGGGATGTTCGTCTTCTCTAGCGTTTCGTGGGTATACAGATCCGACACGGCGTGTGCAAACGGTAGTGTCGTGTCAAGACCCATGAGATTCGGGAACTCTTGCACAACGTCTAAGGCGTCATCAAGAAGATGCCAGACACCGAGTAGATGTATCTGAGACTCAGCAACTCCCATGACCTGACGTAACCAGGCAAGGGCTGCGTGACGTCCATTGCATGTGGTTCTATCGAGTACCTTGGGAACCCCGACACACCAAGGAACCTCTGATGCGATGAGCGGCTCGATCATGTTGTAGGCGCAGAAGCACCAATCACCGAGTGAGATACCTTGTGGTACAACCATGACACGTGTGGCGTGCTCTAGAAGCAACTCGACGTAGTCAGACATCCATAGGTCAAACAGATTCAACGTACCCTCTGTGTCTCTGAAGGCATCGGGTAGGATGACGATGGCAGGCTTGATACGTTCGGTGGCTGCGAGCAACGAGTCACCATCTGCAACGCCGAGCTCGATGACACCGTTGTCAAGGATCGTCGTATGCGTCTTCGAGTGTGCTCCGCGTTCACGAAGCCACTGGATAGTCTCCTCGCTGGCGTACTCGATGAGGTGACTCTGTACCAAGTGGTACGTGCCATGGTCAAGTGTCGGATAGAAGTTGATCGGCAACACTGGTGCGAAGTTCATTGCTTGCCTCCTGAGTGTAGCTCCGCGAACTCGGCGTCTGAAAGGCCTTCAGCGTGTCGGCGTAGCTGCATGCGATTGACTGCAGCCAACATACGACAGTAGTTGAGAATGTCAAGCAACTCCTCTTCGATGTCGTCCCAGTTGAGTCGGTCAAGGTCCTCACGGCTGGTGTACTGCGTGAACAGTTGTTCGACACGACCGGCCTTCTTGGTGATCTCATGAACGAAGCCGAATGGCCACTTCATGCGGTCCCACGCAGGCTTCTCCAAGTCATACATCTTCCCCTTGGCGCTGAAGATGCCATCGGCACGTAGAGTGACCGTCTTGATCTCCGCGTACCACTCCTGCAACAACTTCGCCAACAACTGCGTCTCGTCTTTGAACAGTGCCATTGTATTCTCCTTTAGTGAGAGAGGAGGCGCGAGTCTAGCTCCTGCCAAACTCGCCCTCCTCCGACTCAGTAACTAGTTCCCCGGTGTGATTGAGGAGGTGATGGGCAGCACAGCGAGCGAGACTACCCACTTGAAGAGTGTCTGTCCAATAACCATCGACGCGAACGCGGCCCAAGTCAGCGGTTCACCCTTCGAGATCAACGGCCATACGACGAACGCAAGACCTGCGAAGATGATGGAGTCCACAGGAACGGAGATCAGGTTGCTTACGACTACCCGCAGCCAGTGATGGTTCTTGGCGAATGTGTTCCATGCGATCTGGTAGATCTCGGTATCGAGTAGTTCGGAGAGCAACTCTGCAATGATGCTCGATACGACGATGCTCGGTACGACGCCCAGAACCATGGCGTACGCTTCCTGCGTGCCCCAGTACGGCGGTGCAGGCATCCAGATGGTGAGCATGAAATACAGCGCCATCGCCACGTTGACGGCTGCAGCCGCCCAGATCGTTACGCGAGCCGCCTGAATGCCGTATCGTCTATGTAGGGCGTCGCGTACCGTGAACGTCACGGCGTACACGAACGTACCAGCCGGGATGATGGCCCCCAGAAGTGAGACGAGCTTAACGGCAGCGATATCGGCGAGCATCTGACATCCGATATACGCTGCCACCAATACTAGGAGGCCCGCAGGCCAGTGTGTCTTGTTACCGCTCTCTGTTGACATGTTACCCCTTTTCGAGATTCGCGACGTACTGCTCCCAGAGGTCCACGTTGACCAGCGGGTCGCGAAGGCCTTGTGCATGGAAGGCCTCCATACGCTTCAGGCACGAGTCGCACACCATGCACGGAAAGGAGCCGTCGCTATAACAGCTGCGAGTGAGATCCCACGGAACACCGAGCTTCTCACCCATTGCGACGACCTGCGACTTGTTCTGCATCAGCACAGGGGCTACGATACTAACCCACGGCCGCCAATTATCCAACGTATCAGTTCCCAGTGCGGAGAGGATTGCCTTCCCGGCCGCCTTGAGGAACTCTCCACGACAGTCCGGATACGATGAGTCGATGGCTACCCAACCACCATAGATGCTATTCGCGAGGTCGTTGAAGGCGTACGCAGCCGCGAACGACAGCATCATGAGGTTCCGTCCCGGTACGTACGTCTTGGGAATGCACGTCAACGTGTGCTGCTGCGCGACTGCCTTGACATCTCCACCAAGCAGTGCGCTCTGGATGTCTGGAAGGGTCAGCTTGAGGATCGTGTGATGCATCGGATAACCTAGAGCCATGTTATCCTTTGCGTACGTGACGAGGTACTTGGCGGCTTGTATCTCACGCTCCGCTCCGTACTGTCCGTAGTCAAACGAAAGCACCCTGACAACCTGAGACTCGCGCAACGCCGTCCAGAACGATGTCGCCGAATCCATACCGCCACTAAGTAGTACTACTGACTTGTTCATAGGTCTCCTTCCTGTCCAGATCCGCCCTCGAGAATTAGTGCCGTCAACTTTCCCATAGTTTTCGTAACTTGTGGCTTGGCCAGGTTCCGTTGGTTGAGCCGACAAACACCAAGTGCTGCTTTGTACCTGCGTACTGGCTCCTCTGTAGTGTCTAGGATGATAAGCGAGAGCTTGACCTGCAGCTGCTTGTATATCGCGTACGGTCCCACGTACTGTAGAAACGCCTGTGCATCTCTACTGTACGCATTCCAGCTTATCACCTCGTGCGCGTTCACATCGATGCCCCCACCAAAAGTGTCCTTGAGCCGCGTGCACAGGGGCATGTTGCGTCCTGAGATAGATACCTTGACGTTTAGGGTTCTCCCGTTTAGAGAGATCGACACACATCCGTCCGCGTCAAAATACCCTGCGAGGTATGCTAGGTCAATCTTTCGCGTACTCACAGGTCCACTACAAACTGTACGCTACCGAAGGTCTGCGGGACGTCTAGTCCTGCTTCGTAGGCCTTCTGCAGGTTGACTCCGTAGGCTAGCACGGTCTTACTACGGATGACCCTCACCGACGGCTCCAGCATGTACTCAGAAGCCATCTCACTTAGCTGGCTCCGAATCGCACGCTGTGTGAGAGCCGACTGGCGCTGACGTACTTTTTGTCCGACCCAGTACTCAAAGGCCGGTGCCAGCTGGAACCACAGAACGCCGGTGTCGAACGACCAGGGGAACGCACTGAGCTTCCGTGCGGCAGCATTGACCACAGCTTCGACGAAGTCATCAGCGGCGGTAGATGCACGTCCAAGACGCGTTGAGTAAACACGCTCTAGAACGCTTCGCAGGACCTCTGGCCCTTCTGCAGGTAGAAACTCCACGTCGTACGTTTTGTTAAGGAAGTCAGCAAACAGCAGTATGCCAGTCCAGCACAGTGTAAGGTTGCGGCGGATACGCGTAGGCAGCTGTTCTACAAACGTACCATATATGTCCTCCTCGGCTTGGTCGAGAATGTACTTGATGTCCGTCGCGATTGCGTACTGATAGAACGGTCGGGCTAAGAGCGTCAAGTCCATAAGCTCCAGCTGTAGGTACGCTTGGTGTGCTTGCGACCCCTCTGCGACAGTTACAACGTCAGGCTGTACCGAGATGATACGTTCCAACGCTGCGGGATCATCGAGCATGTCTTCGCCGTCGACACAAAACGGCGCTATAAGCGGATAGTCCGTAGTTGTCTGATTGGCGTGTCCACGTGGATCACGTCCAGTGTCATACGCCAACAAGACGAAGCGATTGAAGTCGGTAGTCTCTGCAGATCTAAACTCCGTGAACGCTACCGGCACTGTGTACGATGACCCCAGTAACGTAAGAGTCACGAAGTACGTCGTGTCCGCGTTGTACGCTCGAGCCGCTTTGTATCCCATCAGCGGTTGGAAGACGTGCTGGATCAGCGTGCTCTTGCCCGAACCCCGTGTGCCAGAGACGTTGAGCACAGGGAACCGGAAGTTGTAGCGCTCGAAGACCGGCTTGAATGGAGTCGCCATGAACCAGCCAATCATCGGCCATATTACGTCAGGCTCGTTGAGTATCCGTAGGCTATCACACAACAGAGACACGTACGCAGTATCCGGATCCTCTAGTGATAGTTGTATCCTGGGCACCTCGCGTCGTGAGTCTACATATACGATGGGTGACGTCGTTGGTTCTGTCCAGATATCACCGTCACTAGAGAGGACACAGTTCTCAGCGACATAGAACGTTCTATCGTCTCCTTCCACAGTATGTCTACCAAGAGTGCTAACAGCCCGTGCATACGGCATGCCCTTGGTCTGGAGCTTAGTCATCAGGTACGCCAGTAGTACACGTACGTCGGCATCAGTACCCAACCATATCCAGCTAGCCTTCGAGATCTCCGACGACAGGCTGTGCAGACTTGTGAACGCTGCCTTCGAGATAACGAAGTCCGGCCAAATATGTTGAGTGCCCTGGGCTCTGACGTCGCACATAAGCCAGTCTTGATCGTCACCCTCCAGAAGCAACTTAGGCTCCATCACGAACGTAGAGATGCGTGCTACACCACCCCGCACCTTCTTGTAGTAGGAGTTGCCACGTTCGACAATCCCAGAGTCTGCTGTGTCGGCTGGAGGATCCTTACGTGCACGTTCGAGGGTGTGGACTAAGTACTTGTCGCCATTTTCGCGGTACTTGTCTCCACATGCGTGTGCATCGAAGACTATACGTATGTCGTCGTCTTCAAGTCCAACGTCCACTAAGTGCTTGATGATGTACCAGTCACGTTCACTACGTGATGTGAAGTCTGCGGCCTTGCCTGTGAGTATCATATCGCGGACATCTCCACGGATGAACGACGACGCGTAGAGAGCCTTCAGTGTGTATGCGTACTGCGATGTGGTACTCATCAGTACACATGGCTTGGGATTGTCGTCCTTAGCGTTGATGGTTCCAGGTACGCGCATAAGACGTGCAACATCCCAAGCAGAATCTCCTCCGAGACACTTCGCCAAGGCCTGTGTAGCCGCTTCGACCTGATCGATGCGTGTGTAGACCTTGTCTAATGTCCAGTATAGATGCCACCCATGACCTGAGGAAACGACGGCACTCGCCGGAAGCACAGGCGCAGGACGACGCAAATCGTCTACGTCGATCCATGCCACTGTCGTACCCGCGAAGTTGTCCTTAGCGCCTAAAGATTGCCGCTGGCGCAGACACGGCCCAAAGTACGTCTGCGTCGCCCCTTCGAACTCGTCAGGGTCTTGCATGACTCCGAGGACAGTCCTGTACGTACGATGCTTGGGCAGCACTCCTCCAACAGAAAACTCAACGATGCCGTCAGGTGGCGCGCTCGCGTAGATCGTCTCAAAGAAGTTATTCATGTCTTCTATCACTTAGGAGTGCCTAGGAGGACGTCGTGAAGGCGTCCTCCCTTTGGCCTACCTGGTCTCAGAGCTACTCGAACAGCCCAGCTGCGGCCTTCGTGAGCGGCTTGAGCCGTTTGATGCGCGGGCGCTGCTCTCCGTCACCGCCATCTTCTTCCTTCCAGATGTCGGGGACGATCGCCGCGATGGCCTGAGCACCCACGAGATCGTCAGGCCCGAAGGACACGTCTCCGCCTGTCTCCTTCATGTCGATGTCGAGCAAGATCTCCAGATCCTTCTGAGTTCTCCATAGGGCTTCACCCTCGAGGAGCAGAAAGTAGTTCGGGACCTTGCGACCGGCATAGTCGCCGCCGACGATCTGAAGCGTGAGCTGGAGCATACTGTTGCCGCTCTTGCTTTTCTTGGGTCCATCGACCTCGACGACCTCAACCACGTAATCCCCTTGGGGAATCGGCTGGAACCCCTCAACCTGACTAAAATCCAATCGAATATCGCCTGCCATCGTAATGCCTCCGTTTGTGATATACCGACCTGACTGATGTACTGCGCTCCCAACAGGAGCAAACAGCTACTTCGATACAACCCGAGCTCTAGACGTCCCTGCCCCCTGTGCTGGCGTGGGGTTGGGTACTACGCCCTCGATGACGTCCAACAGCTTTCGGATCGTTGGGTTGATGACTAGATCCGGCGCATTTGTCGGACCTTGCCACTTGGCTACGAAGTCTCTTCCGCCGCTAGTGTACAGCACGTTGAAAGGCTGCTCACCCTGAAAGGCCGGTGTGAACTGATCCGTCATAGCATTGATGCGTTGTATGGCCAGCGACTCGATGTTAACGAGCCGACCCACCAACTCTGCGTACGACGGAACTTCGAGACTGCCCTGTCCCCACAGGAACGGATAGTACTTCGTGATCCCCAACGTAGGCATCTCGCTGTGGCGACATAGAGCCGTCATCAGGATGTGAACTGGCAACTTGTAGTGATGATCCGCAAACTTCGTCATCATGTCCAGCAACGTCTGATACTCAGGATACCCGCGTCGTGCCGGAACATCCACCGGTGAGTAGGAGTCGTCGTTGTACTTGACGATGACGTCGTTAGCAATCCGCTGGACCTGTGTGATGCTGTCGATAGCCAGTGTCCTGAACTTCAGTGCACCTCGACGTGCGAGATAGCGATAGACATACGACCATGGCTCCGGCAGTGCAGCACATTCGGCATCCCATCCTCCAGCGTCTACGATCACGTCGTCAGACACGAACTGTCGCAACGGCTTCGCAAGAGGCTGATCGTCCATAGTCCATGCGTAGATGTCGTTGAAGTCTGTCATCCGCTCGATGGAGAGAATAAGTGGGACATTGTCTCCCAGGAAGCGTAGGCTAATAGGCTGCCCACGCGCGTTGAGCACCAGCATCGGCGTTGTCTCGGGACACTGCATGGCTGTGCCTAGCAGACGCGTCTTGCCTGCTCCTGACTCCCCGTAAAAGAGGGCTCGTAGGAATACGTTACTAAGGTCTTCGACTTTCATGGTGTCTCCTTACCTGATCAGTTCTCTGTGTCTTCCCAGTAGTCACGAGTGTTGTACTCGGCCGCTAGCAAGGCTTCGAAGTCCATACCATGCTCGCGGAGTGTACACGGATCGGCGAATGAGCAGTAGCTACAGTGGAATCCACCGTGCTCGAAGATCGGCACATCTGGATCTGCCATCAATCTGCCCTGCTCAAAGACGGCTTTGACAATGTCCTCCAGCTGTACTGGTGTACGGTGAATCATACGCTCCATAAAGAACGCGTTCGGCTGCTCGGCAAGGGCGATCAGTAAGTCTGCATACTCTGCGAGGACTGCCTTGACGTCCAGACCGACCTGTTCAGCCCAACGCCTAAGATAGTCTCGTGTCCACTCAGCAGTCTGCTTTGGCGACTTCGCCTTGCTAGGTCGCGTACTGGACTCGAGCCACTTGGGATCGTCTGGTATCTTCTTGAGCATGAACCGATACAGCATACCATCGACCTCTCCGTAGATCTGCTTGGCGGCCCAGAGGTATACACCGGTCTGCAGAGATCGCATGGTGTAAGGTGCATACCCGAAGTTGCTAGCCGTCTTGAACTCCAACAGCAGTTGCTCTCCTGTGTTCTTGTTACGGACGATACCGTCAAATCTTCCCGCGATAGTCATATCAATGACCTCGCCGGAACGCGTCGTAGGCACAGGACACCCTTCAGGTACAGGGACTGGTAAGCTGAACTGCGACTCAGTAGCGACTACCTCGTAGACGCCGTCAAGCTGACTTGCCCACATGTCGTAGTGACGTAGCATGTTGTGCCCGAGGGTGTGCATCTCGTTGATCATGTCCCGCTGGCCAGCCCAGAGCGTGCCTACGTAGTCCTTCATGGCATCTGCACGACCTCTAGCCCAATCGCGAAACTCTACTAGTGCACCGTTGATGTCATGAGGAGCAGTCGCATAGTAGATGTCAAGCGCGTGATGCACACCCTGACCCAAGAACAGCGCTGGAGGCATTCCTGCCGGCTGCAGATGACGACGCACAGGAGACTGCCACATCCATCGTAATCTACACTGCATGAACTGCTGGATGTCGGTTACGTGGAGTTCAATGGGGATCGTCATGCATTGCCTCCGCTAGATACTCGTACCCCCGTGTATCCGGTGCAGTGCTAGATGCTGCCCCCTTTTCGAGATCCGTCATCTTGGCTAGATCGGCTTCCGATACGGCACGAGTGACTATAGTACCGGCAACGTTGACGTAGTGGAGAGATCCCATGTAAAGCATCTTCCATGCCTCGTCGCACTTGAGGAAGTCGATTGTCATGGCGAGCTGCTCCCGAGCCGACTTGAGCTGCATGCCGCGCGAGTAGACCGTATCCAGTTCCTTATATTCCAGGAACTGGTAGAGGAGTGTCGGCGATGTATATGTGAGGAGCAAGTTAGCGTCGCTCAGTACCTTGAGTCCGTGAAGGAGGATGCGTCGCATGTCCTCATATGACAACGTGCCTGCGACATAGTCGCGATACGCGAGCCCCTGATGGATGTATCGGTGACATGTATGACATAAAGCCACAACCTCGACAATCGTGGCAACGCATGTGGTGGTGTTGAATGAGAACCACTCGTGGGCCTCTAGCCACTGATGGAAGTAGTCCTCGGACTTGTGACGTCCGCAGGCCCAGCAACAGAAGTTGTTGATCCCGTAGATCTCTCGTCGCGTTGCGTCCCACCACTCGCTCCCACGCAGTGTACGTGGATTGACTCCGTAGAGTCTTGCCGGAATCTGCGGATGAAGCAACAACTCCGGTCGAATAAAGTGCGCCTTCGGCTTACGAAGGTCTAGTATTATGGACATGTGAGTACCTCCTATAGGAACGTTCGTTGACAACCACGCAACTTGTTGAGTACGTATGTGACGGACCTTGTGACAAACGCTGTGCACAGACGATCACCCTCACATACTGCGAATGCAGTCTTGCCAGCGAACTCACCGACATCGACCTTAGCCAAGAAGTAGTCACGCCCGCCAGGACAGCGCCACTTCTCGCAGGACTCTTCCGGAGCGCACGAAATGGCCTCATGAGCCGCTACTGCGGACTCCCCGTGCGCCAGGCGCGCATGCGCGTTTAGCAGCGGTATGCTCACCATGCAGATACCAATGCAGAGCAAGAAGAAGGTCTTGAGGGGGTTGATTGATGAAACGGTCTTCATAGAGCACCTCCAGTACCCTACTAGTCATGTCAGTGAGTGTGTCAACAACAGAGGCAAGACTCTCCTCTGTGGCAGCGATGCCTTGCAACTCCGGTACGAGTCCTTCCTTGATCTCTTCGACGATGCTCTCTAGTGTGTCGCTCATCTACTAGCTCCTTCTGGCCTTGTCTACACCGTGGTGATCCTCATCATCCTGGTCGTCTCTGGCTGAGATGATGCATAGTCCCGCCAGTAGTGCAAAGATTCCTGTAACGACGAGTCCAACAACTACCCAGTTGATGGTCTTTACAGCGTCGAGTAGTAGTTCTGCCATCTTACTCTTCTCCTGGGAGGAGACCGCCTGGAGCGTTGTACCGTTCCATCATCTCCTCATATACATCAGACCAGCACCGTCGTAGTAGCTCCATGTTGTCAGAGTCGGCGACTCTCATGGCTGCCTGTAGCAACGAGTAGAAGGCGTTGCCATGACTATTGAGTGCAATGGCCTCAAGCATTTGACCACCATGAAACTCTCGTATACTTAGCTGTGGCATTGCTAGCCTCCCTTCTTGATATGTTGGTCGACGAAGTCTTGAACCATGCCGACGGTTATGACGACCATGAATATGCACCCGGCGCACAGTGCAAGTATGCATAGAATGAGCATGCCGTACGCTGCTATCGTTGCAAGTATGTCCAGCACTACACACCTCCGTTCTCGTCGGCCTGATCCTGCAGATGTTCCAGGAGCATCTTGACGAACTGCATCTGCTCAAGACGTTCCGAGAAGCTCTTGTACACGACTTCGTTCGTCGTGCCTTCCACGTACGGGTAGATAACCTCTACAGGATGATCGGAGTTAACCCGATGAATACGGTGCTTCAGTTGTTCCATCTCGATCGGGTTGTAGAGCTGGTCGTAGCAGATCATTGCGTGTGCCTGTTGCAGATTCAAACCTGTACCGATTGTCGCAATGGTGCCGACTAAGAACTGCTCCTCTCCACGTCTCCACCTATCCAAAACACCGTCACGAAGGCTTGCGTGTAGATCTCCAGTAATGGCAGTTCTGACGCCCAGCAAGCCGGCGATGTGATGGGCTGATTCCCTGAACCGCGTAGCGATGACCGCTGGGTACCGGAATGCCTCAGCCCACTCAAGCAACCACTCCAGCTTAGTGCCTTTCATGTCGGGGTAATACATCCACGGATGTGACAGTAGTTGTTCCATCCGAGTCGCCCGTGCGAGCACATTCGGTATGACGATAACCTGGTCACCCATCTGAGCCTCTGCCTCGGTTGTACGTAGCAAGTTGTACACCTTAGCCTGTGCCGCGCTGATAGTCAACGGCAGAGGAGTCTCGGTAAGTGGCGGCAGGTCTGGTGCCACAACCGACTTGGTACGTTGTACGCCGAAGCCCGACATGATCAGTGCCAGCTCCTCAAGGTTCTTACCCCCTGTGATCTTGCGATAGACGTGTGAGTCCTGACGCTCTACCGTGTACTCGACAAAGGTGTTGAAGAACTTCCAGTAGGATCGCAACGCCACAGACGTGGGCATCATCCAGTGCATCTGTGCCCACAAGTCTGCAGGGTTCTTACCAAACGGAGTGGCCGTTAACCCGATGCGACTCGCGACTGGAGGTGTTATCTCCATGATTGCCTCCGTGCGCATCGCATCGCGGTTCTTGAAGTAGTGACACTCATCCGCAATAACGGTTTCCCAGCGAATGCCACCCAGTTCTTCCTTGTTGATCCTGACACCTTCGTAATGCACAACTACCCAGAAGGGGAACCCTAAGGTCATAGCTGCCAGCTTAATGGGATACTTCTTGGTACCGAAGCGTCCGCCGACATCTGCAACAAGAATGCGATCACCAGGGTACGTAGTATGTATCTCCTTACGCCACCACGACTTCAGAGCGTTAGGACACACGACTAGCACTGGGCCTCCAAGCTTCTTGGCCGCGACAATCGCTTGACGAGTCTTACCGAGCCCAGGCTCATCCCAAAGAAAGCCACCACCGTGATCGACTAGGTAGTCCACGCCCAGCTTCTGATACCCATAGAGGCCGTCGTAGGCGTTCATTCGTGTAGCTTCTCGAAGCAGGTGAGAGCGTGACGTAGTGCATCCCGCGCATGCAAGGACTCGCCCCGCAACAGCAAACCGTACTTCTCGAGTCGGTCGTCCGGCCATCGTGACTTAGCCATCGACGCAGGCTGTTGCTTCACGATCTCAATGTGCTTGGTGTACGCAACCCACAGCAGCCGACCGATCTCCTGTGCAGTGTAGAGGTGACTGCCTACGTGGCTCTGTGCTCTGTTAGGGTAAATGATATACCCTTCAATGGCCATGGCGTCTATCCCATCGAACAGTCCGTCGTTAACCATAGCATCAAACTCCACTAACCCGTGCCACGTGGCCGCTCGCTCGATTGCAACCTCCCGACTAACGTCGTCAACCTGCAACAACACGTACCCTGTAGTCTCGCCTGGGTCTATTCCGAGTATTCGCATATGTGTCCTTTCTAGCCTCTGTCTCTACACCGAGTGAACTCCAATGACCAATCCCGCCGTCCAGGCTGCCGTCTCCCGATCCTATTTTATCCTTGCACTCGCTTGGGCGAGGGACGCAAATCCGTTCCTAAGCTTGTGCTTTGCAGCCCCCGTATCCTCTTTGACTTACCCGGCTCTGCCGGAGCGTCTCCAGTCGCGAACGGGATGGTCATACTACCTACTCGGTCTCTGACTCCGAAGCCACTGCTACTGGCTCAGCATCTTCCGTGTCGAAGAGACTGAGGTTAATCTTGCCGACAGGTTGTCGACCCTCAGCTGCCGTTGCTCCGGCGATGTGGAGGGCTCGAGTCTTCTCCACGGCGGATGGCACGATCTTCTCGATGGCCTCACGGATGCCTTCGTTGCGGACCTCGCTGCGACCGCGCTTGCTGATGTAGTCCACGAGGTCTTCGTGCTTGATGCGAGTCGACCCTCCAACCTTGTAGGCCACAAGTGACCCACGGTTGATGGCGTTGTAGACCGACGGCCCGCCTGTGTTCAGGATGATGGACGCGTCCTGGACGCTGTACCAGTCCGTCGCCGGTACCTCGAGTACCCATACCTTCTTGTCCGCGTTGAACAGTCCCGGATTCATGTTTGTGCTCTCCTCTACAGTTGAATGTCTGACTTTGAACACCATTGAACAAACTCGTCGAGGAGACGTTCCCGTAGGATGGTTACCCCATCCTGGTCGAGTACCTGCTTGATCCCGCCCAGCCCCAGCTGCTCCATGAACGTTGTGATGGCATCTGGCATGCTGTATTTCACACTGAGGATGTATCTACATTGCTCCAGTGCTGCGGTGAGCTGTTGGTTACTCTCCGTCTGGAACGTTTCGACGACGAATTCCCTACCCCGCATAGGGCCAGTCTTGACTACCATGACGAGCTCACTGATGTCGCCTTGGCAGACGAGGACCATCTCTACGGCGAACCTTCCACGACAGTTCTCCATTATCTCGGACTCAGTGCCCTGTCGACGATTCGTGCCAAGTGGGTAGCAGAACCCCCTGTGCGACCGTCTCGGCCGTTGTCCAGGATGTCCTGCATTCGCGTCCAGTACTGCCGTACGTGATCAGGAAGATCCCTTCGGTTCAGCTCAGTCGCCACTCTGGATCGTTGCATCGTCTCCACTTGCTTCGGTGTTAGTAGCATCTTCGGCCTCCTGCATATCCCGGACTGTTACGGTTCGCAGATCAGAGAGCACACGCATCGCACGACGGCGCGGAATGCCGTACTTGTCCAACGTCTGGTACACGAAGGGATACCCCTTGTGGGTGCGCTGACGGATCTCGTATATGGGAACACCCTCGCTGTACAGTTCCAGGACAGCAGCCTCAGCAGCAGTACCCTCGAGACGTCCCTTGGTTCGCCGGGGTATGCCCCGAAAGGACAGCGCGGAGTACAACGCCGTCGATCCGATGCCGTGTGTTGCGCAGATGTCCACGACAGACATGTCAGTGGTCGTGTACGCTTCGATGGCAGCGAGAGTGGCGGCCTTTCCGTGGTTCTTAACCAGCCCAGCCTCCGCACACCACTTATATACGGTTACCACTGCGACTCCGAAGTGCTCGGCCACATCCTTATAGGACACGCCCGCGACTATCGATTCGACAGCTTCCTTGCGATCCTCTTCCGAGATTACCACACGCTCTTTGCGACCGGCATCATCATCACTCATATGACCCTCGTATTCAGTGGGGCTTGTACATACGTTAAAGAGTAGGCGCGCTAATAAGAAACGCGCCCTACCCCATGTCGTGTACTACAGCTGAATGTCCGCGGTGTTCTCAGCCCCGGACTCGATCCCGGACTCGGCAGCCTCGGCAGCCTCGGCCTCATCCTTGGGCGTGTACGCCAGCTCCAAGGTGTACTCGATGTCCAGATCGTCGAGCGCCTCGCGGATCTTGTCCTCGTTGCTCGAGTCCGTGCGCAAGAGATACCGACGGAGCCCCGACCGAACACCACGCTTGATGGTCTTCGGGTCGAGGAACCACTTGGAGATGGAGCCGTTGGACATCTTGACCGCCGCCACCGTACCCTTCAGCACACGAGTGCGCAGGTACTGAGCCGTCAACTCCGTGGTCTTCGACATGTCCAGCAACGAGAGCCATCCCTCGGGAACCGCCGTATAGTCCATCTCGAGAGCAGCCCCGACTGCGTCAACGACGGTCCACACGACTTCCTTGACCTCGCCCGCAGGCAAAGCCTCAATCAATTCAGCACCCTCAGCCTGTGCAACACGTTTCTTAGCCATCCTAGCCTCCTTGTACCCGTCCAGTGATTTACTTCGCCCTACAATTATATTTTACCTGGCCCCTTCGAGCCCCACCAGATACCGCCAAAACTGTACAACTACTTTGCCGGACCACCTCCTACTCCATTTGATACTGATGTCTGTAGACGACTTCGTAGACACGGATACGCCTTCCGACGCAACCAGTCTCAACTGCTGTATCGTAGTCGACCTCTCCAGCAATGCCCTTAGTAAGCATCCATCGGAGTCCGCCGTCTGTGATCCCAGCACAGTCAGCAACAAGAGCCTCCCAACAGCTGGCCTCGTGACAGACGACTACGGTATCTCCCACACGACTGCAGTCAGCTAACGCAATAAAGCGTTTTGCGTCTGTCGCCGCGGCCGGAAGTTGTGCGTATCGCTGCCGGACGGCTACAACACGCTCAAAGACACCGGGGTCGTACCGTGATGCCACCCCCTGTGCTATCAGCAGTAAGACTAGCGTTGTTCTACCGATCGACGGCACCAGGAATCCTCCAGAAGTCGAACATGTCGATATGTTCTACGTATCGCAGTGAACCGCCTTTGACATTGGCCAGCCTCGCGAGCAGGCGCTTCACTGCTGTCGGATTACGTAGCTCGAACATCGCGAAGGACGTTCGGCCGATCGCACCGTCGTCAAGGAAGTAACGACGCCACACAGTAACGAGCACGAGGTCGTTCTGAAGGCTGCAGTCGATCGTAATGTGGTAGACTTTCGTGCCTGGTCCACGGAGTCCGTAGTATATTCGCTTCGGTCCTACCGCAAGGCCATCGCCATGGCACAGGGGGAGGGGGCTTTTACAGCTCTGCGCTAAGGCTGTGTTCTCGAGAGCTTCTGCCGCATCTCGTTCTAGCATGGTCATCGCACTACCTCCGAACCGCCTACTGAGGTCGCGTCGTCAAAGCCGTCGACATCGGGCCAGAGAGTCCCGACGTCGACAAAGATGACGTGCGGGAACCGCTCCAACCACTTACCGGGTCGACGCAAGATCCAGATCGTGTCGTTGACGACGACGTACACCTGGATGCACTTGCCGTGCGCAATGCCGAACTTTGCCAGTGAAGGATACTCGTAGCTAAAGTCCGGGATGTAGACGTCGCCCTTGTACGTCTTGAGCTCCTCGCGTAGTAGGCCCTTGGCGCCGAGCATGTCGTCTACATTGACGAACTGGCCTGCAATGGCCCGCAACTCCAGCTGTGCTTCGGTCATCTTTACACATGGTACGTACATGGTGCTTCTCCTTTCTGTCTGTCTGTCTGTTAGTGGTTGTTGGTGATGTCGAGTACTGCGTCGAACCAGACGTACGCAATGACCACACCCACGGCTAGCACAGGGAGAGCTCGTTCGTTGCCGATGGTCTCAGGCGTGCCCAGCAAGAACCAGGTCAATGCGACGAGTATGGTCGCGATGATGAGCCGCGACAGGTACCTCTGCCAGCAGTGGCGTCGATGTGCATGCCGCAGACGCTGCTGCGTAAGTGAGTGCTGTGCACGATCATACATGGAGTTCTGCTCCTTCGGTGTTGGGCCCGGACTCGGCGTCAGACTCGTAGGAGTCACTCCACTCGCGTTCGAAGTTGTCACCCTCCTGGTTCATGCCGATGACCACGTTGGAGACCTTGTCCAGGTCGATGTACATGTAGAGGTCGAAGGCCTGTGAGTACACGTACAACATGGTGTTGTCCCGCTGGAAGGTCACGTACGACACCCTGTGGTAAGACGTCGTCCTGCTCATGTTGTATGGTGCGGTGGGCGAGATGGGCAAGGTGGGTGAAGTAGTGCCCGGCTCCCGCTTCCAGAAGATCACCACCTCGTAATACTTGATGGGTGTCTCTGATCTCAGTCCCGGCTCATCGGGCAGTGCTTGCAGATGCTTGCTTAGCGGTTGTTGTGGCATAGTATGTCTCCTTTGTCCTGTGACTGGACCCTACCGGATGAACTCGACGTGCTTGATGGACTTGGTCGGGATGCGGTATGTGTACCCCTTCTCCCATTCCAGAATGGTGACCGACTTGTGTCGCTTGATGGCCACGAGACCCGCGTAGCTCGAGATGATGTTGTTGTGGTCGGTGATTGCGACGCTGAACAGGGTCGGCGCGAACTCCTCGGCCAGTGCTGCTAGCTCTGCTGGGTCCGTAGGCAGTGCGTCTTGTTCGTCGCCTGTCCCGGTAAGTGGCCACAGGACATCTCCGCACTCCTTCAGCACTGCGGCTTCGAGTGTCTCGATGTGCGGGTTGGCGCCGAGGTGGGCCACCGCATCTGCACAGGGGGTGGGGGACATCGTATCGGGATGTTCCTCTGCCCGGCGCAGATCCTTCTTTGTGGCGTTGACGACGGTGTCTGCGACGATCCGGAAGTCTCCCTCGTCGACGACATCCCAGATGATGCCGCGTAGCTCGATGCTGTCGGGAGCCGCGTAGATGTCTGGAGTCTTGATCTCGATGAGCAGGACACGTTCTGGCTGTCGTTGTCTCTTAGCCATTGTCTTCTGCTCCCTCGGTGTTCTTGGTCTCCCTCTCCATCTGGAACTTGACGACGACGGTGTGCTTGATGACGCCCAACTCGGATGTTTGCTGATGCTGTGACATTGTTGTCTCCTGTGTGACCTCATAAGATTTGCTGCGCTACGACTAATTATATTATACAACGGCATTTAGGATCCTACCAGCTCCCGCAACTTTGGGTTCCTTTTGTCTAGTAACGGGAAACTGGATTTTCTGTGCCCGGATCTCTCCGTGTGCCAAGCACAGGCGGCCGCTAGGTGGCTCTCCAGCAGCGGTCTGTCGTAAGTGTGCCTTGTGGTGTACGTACGGTGCTACATGCATTGTTTGTTACTTAGACACCCTCCTCTATCTCTTCTGTGTCTGTTACCCATGTACCGGCCACACCGTGTCCGTTCGACACATAGTACAGACGGAGACGGTGACGGGGGTCGGGTCCTACACCGGCCCTTGCTTCGGCCGCTGCGTCCGTGTCCCATGTGGAGCCGCTGACGTTGGTCAGCTCTGCGTCTGCGTACATGTAGACCCCCCCTTCCGCGACGTCCCTTGAAAGCTCCGGCATCGGCGAGAGCAACGGTGACCCAGGAACTCCACCCAGGTACTTGGCCACCGTGTCTAGAAAGCCTCTGTGCACCGCAGCTGCCTCCTCTGGTGTCAGCCTGACGGTGAGGCCATATTCGATGTTGACCGTAGTTACGTACCGATGACGTGTCTGCATCTACTTGTCTCCCTTCATCGCTATCCAGTCGAGAATGCTGATGATCGTGTTGTGGTTGACCTGTGTGGTGAGCCACAACATCATCCTACCCGGGGAGCTGGTCTGATAATCGGGCCTCGGTGCGGCTCCCTCGGCCTGTGGCATATACAGTGCCAGGTGCAGGTCGTGAAGCTCATCTGCCGACAACCCCGACTTGACTCCAGCCTCCCATACGTGCTTGTGATACCCTATGCCCACTTCGGTCTTGATGTGCAGCGGTTGTGGTGTGTTTACTGTGTCTACCATTCTTCTTCTGTCTCCCTCTCGGAGTCTGACTTCTCGGTGCCGATTCCATAGAACGCATCTTCGGTCACGAAGGACAACGGTATGTTGTCTGCGTCTGCGTCTGCGTCTGCATCTGCGCTTGCATCGGATTTGTAGCAGAACCGGGCCCCTGTGTATCGGTCTAGCTTGGGATCCTCCGGTGCGGATGGGTCATCATCGTCGTAATCACACTTCGACAGATGTGCCTCTCCGTACAGGATCAGGTCCTCGTCACTATCGGAGTTGCCCTCAGCGTCGAGGACGAACGCTCCGCTGCTTGTCGGGAGCGTCCCCAGTGCTACGGCTAGTGCATCGAGTATACGAACATGTACTGCCCGTGCCTCCTCAACGGTGAGTCTGACGTCGGTCGATATCTCAAGTGTGACCGTGGTCACCCATCCGAACTGCTCGGTGTTCTCTGACTGCTCGGTGTTCATTCCATATCCTCCTGGTCTGCATATGATCCGATGTGTCTGTGAACGGCTCGTAACGCTTGTGCCTGGACCTCCTTTCGGTTTTGTGAACTCTGCTTAATTCTAATTATAACTGGACATTAGCGGGTGTTCAAGCCCCGGCGTAAGTGCTCTAGTGTCCCCCAACATGTTTGTGTGTCTACATCCGAACAGGTTCTTTGTGTTTCGACAGTGCGTAGGTCAGGTCGACTGGGGCAGTCCTGGTCCCGGGCCTTAACTCGCCGCCTCCCCACCGACAGTCTCGCCCAGAAATCCGGTTATTCCTAACATGTCCACCCTAAAGAGGGAGACCCGCCGCCAATCACAACACTTGTTTATATATATATAAATATATGTATATCATTATTATATATATATATATATATACGTTCATTCTCATTAACGTAAAAATATTCTTTCATTGATCTACTGATCTTAAGTATATATAAACATAAATGTTATTGGTACCCTGGGATACAGGGGCTATGCCGGCCCTGCGCGGCCCGTTAGCACTAAGGAATCCCACTCTCCGTGATCCCCACACCCCCTGTGCCCTACGCGACCTCCTTTCGCCTATATATGTAACTACGGTCCGTGATGGCCCGGTTCCGTCTCCTTCCGATATTTATTATAACGTGACACCTACGACCCGTAAAGCCCGGGCAATAGCAAAAAGCTCGTAAGGTCCAGACAGGGCGTTCCTGGGTGTACCGGCGACCTACTACACAGGGGCATTGGTGGGTGGGATCGGGCCGGAACGTTCTGGGTCACAGGTGTGAAAAGCTCGTAAGGCCCACACAGTGTGACTCTGTCTGTACCGGCACCCCGATGCACGGGGGCATGGTGGTGGGCGGTATCACTACATACCATCGCGGCTTGCGGGGACACCCGGGTCCGAGGACACTGTTCCCGGCACTGGGTCAAAGGCAGGGTGGGCGGGTAGCTAGCCGGCTCTGCGGGCATGAGGGCCGTTTCTGTGCCGGGGTGGGTAACGGGTACCCCGGCGACCCGATGGTCGTGCTTACGTTAGTCTAGTGGGCTGCGAGCACTCCGGCTAGGTAGATGATCGCGTGACATGCCCCTTCGACCATGGGCTCGATGACCATGAACCAGCTAGCCGTACCGACGATCGCCAGCACCACAAACCAACCCCACTTGCTATACGCTCGGTCCATTTCCTGTCTCCTGTCTCCGTCGCTAGGTGGCGGGAGGGCGTCACCGCCCTCCCTCCGTGTGTCTTGACTAGTCGCTTGCCTCAATCCAGATCGCAATGTCATTGCGGAGATCCTGGAGAGACTTAAACTGTAGCCAGTACTCATCACCCTCGGCGTTCTCGGCCTCGTCGGCGTACTCCATCACCATGTACGGGCCGTACTCTTTAGCAACCATCTTGCGACAGACCAACCTCCACAACGCTAGGCACTTTCGTTTCTTGGACACTGCATGTCTCCTTGGTGTGGGTGGGGGAGGGCCTTGCGGCCCCCCCCCGGGTCCCTGGGACCTACTCGGTCTTCCGGGTGTAGTTGAGCTCGAGCGTGAACTCGACTCCGAGGGCGGTAAGCGCCTCTCGGACCTTCGTCTCATTCTCCTCATCGACCTTGAGGATATAGCGACGGAGGCCTGAGGTGCGACGGTTACCGGTGAGGTACTTCTCGATACTCACCCTCGAGACATACCATTTCTGGTAATTCTGCTCTTGAATCTTAACCGCGACGAGCTTTCCCTCGAGAACCAAACGACGTACGTACTGGGCGTACGCGAGCCCCAGCATCGTCGTAGCGACGTTAATACTTACGTAGGCCTTCAAATCTGCCTCCGTCATCGAGGTGAAGCTCTCATCGGTCCCGGACGTCTCAACCACCGTGTACTTCTCTGCAGACATTTCAATCTCCTTAAAACGGTAGGGGCCTTGCGGCCCGGGGAATAGAATGCTTCCTCAGGGTTATTACTACGTTTCGTATTTGTTATCACTCGGAGTGCTCTATTCGCTTGTTAAGGTGCAAGTACATCTGAATCCTTATAGGCTACGTTCTGTGTTTTTTTATCTTGCCTCCCGCTGTTTTGATTATATATATTATAACCCCCCCCATACAAAACTAACCGTGTCATTTGATCCGGGATAGCATTGACCGGGTCGTCATACCCCAAAGTCAAAAACCACAGAACCACATGACCACCAGGCACATCGCGGCGTCCAGAAAGGGTTGGGACATTTGTCACCTATATTTTACGTGGACAACTATGCTATAATTTATATAGTAGAGAAGCACAGATGCAGGAAGGGCAAGCATGTCGGTGACAACTAAGGCCGGGCAGGCACAGTTGCAGACAAGTACGGTCCTCAAGATCGGTGATACGTTTACACTCGTCACCGAGGACGCCGTTGTATCACTTCAGGTGCTGACTATCAGGGCTCGAGCGCTCGTGCCCGAGTCGGCGCCTAGTGATGTTCTGGACCGAGCTCAGGGCCAAGCTCAGACCCCCACCCAAGCCACTCAGGGCGCCGTCTGCATCGAAGCGGCTACTCAACACAGGATGACTCGTAATGGCCGCTAACACCAAGCACGAGCCTAAGCCTCTACCCGCACCAGTACGTATCATACCGCAAGTTCCGTCTGTCGACGCACGCAGTCGTGACAGCAAGACCGTCGACAGAGCAGGCGTCCCACTGGGCAAGAAGCTACCTAATCCTTTATATGGCCACCGAGCCGATATAGACATCCTAGACCGTCCACTACCCGAGGACGTCGAGGCTGACGCCATTGCGCAGGCCGAAGCCCAGGGCGTGTATGACTTATTTACAAGCAACGAACCCGCAGGGTTTACTCTCCCAAGCGGTGACACCGAAGACAGTGCGGTCCCATCCGCGGCCCTCGAAGTTGAAGCCGCCGAAGAAGTTGAAGCCGCCGAAGTCTCCGAAGAAGTCGAAGAAGTCGAAGCGGACGATAGCGAAGAGATCGTACCCATACGGCACGCATCGATCGTCAAACACAATCGAAGAGAAGCCGCGGCAAGCCATCAACGTGAGACTCCCCCTGTGCTGGCCACGCCTATCCGGCTGACGCCGGCAATCGCCGCAACCGTTCAGAAGTTGCTGGAGATCAATCCGGATATCAGCGACGCAGAGCTTGGAGACGCCATCGCCGCTGCACGTGGAGTACTTAACGAGTCACGGATCAAGGCGCAGCTAGTCGCAGAAGCACAGGCCACCTTCGAGATGGAAGACCTCGACGTGGAAGGCGCGTTTCACAATCGCGGAAACGACATCGGGTTGCGCAGAGACGGCTGGACAAACGAGCAGATGCGACAAGGAGCTCATGACCCGGAACTGAAGCGGCTAGTCGAAGCGGGAACCGTCAGCTACGAAAGGACCCCTCCCCCTGTGCTATACGGGGCTGAGGTCTCAGGCGGGCCAGGTACGGATCAACCCATCACCTTCGAAGGTGAACAACATCCGTGGGATCGCCAGGCCGAAGAGCCAGATCGCGCGTTCCAGATGTTCTGTATTTACCGCAACCTCGAACCGCGGTACAGGTCTCTTGCCATGGCTTACCGGATATATTGCAAGGACCTGGAGAGCACTGACGGAATACCCTCGCTGATGTCTGCGTGGGCAAACATGTATCAGTGGCGTGATCGGGCTGCGGTGTATGATGCATGGTACGAAAGCCACATGCTGAAGGAGCTCGAGGAGCGACGATTGCAGTCGCGAATTGAGACCGCTCGAATAGGTGAACGGCTTCGAAATCTTGCAGGAGAGTCCTTGACGAAGCTTCGTGAGACGTTGTACGAGGTAGTCTCTTGGGTAAACCCCGCGACGGGCAAGGTAGAACAATACGCAGTAATGAAGAAGACCCTAGCGCCGCAAGAGATCATCAAGATGGCCGAGGTGGGAGTACGTCTAGAACGCCTTGGTGTGGGTCTTGACGATAGCTTTGGACAGGGAGGTCGCGGTGTACAACTCAGTGTAGGTGTGTCAGTCAACGCACCAGAGCGCGATCTCCGAAGCGAGGCCCGTGAGATACTCGAGGCTCAGGAGAAGATGGCCGCAGCCACTTACAAGATCCTTCACGGCGGTACGATCGAGGTCAAAGACATAGAGGTGGATGGCTGACATGGCAGTCGCTACGATGATCGCGCCTTCGGGCACAGAGGTTCTGAACAAATTGCTTCGGTCTGACCCTGCGTGGTGGATCGAAGAGAACTTCTATGTCGAAGATCCGCGCGATCCCGTCACTGGAGAGCAGTTCGAACCCGGTCCGATCCGGTTAGCAGACCATCAAAAACGCATCATTCGTGCGGCGTTAACGAAGGTAAATGGCCTGTTTCCGTTCACTACCATCGTCTATTCGACGATCAAGAAGTCTGGAAAGACGCGTTTGGCGGCTGGTATCGGCGCGTGGTACGCGGACACGCAGGGACAGTACAACGAGGTTTACTGCCTAGCTAACGACGGTAAACAGTCAAGTGACCGCATTCTTTCGGCTATCCGTAAGGGGGTAGAGCTTAGTCCGCACCTCGATTGGGAGATCACCAAGACCCGTATCGTACTCCCAACCGGTACATTCATCGAGGCAATCCCGTGTGATCCTACAGGCCAGGCCGGTGCTAACCCTGGTGTGACTGTGTGGTCAGAAATGTGGGGGTTTCGACATGAGTACAAGGAGCGCCTCTGGACGGAGATGACTGTACCTCCGACACGTTACGGTAAAGCGTTCCGATTAGTCGAATCGTACGCAGGATACTCAGGCGAGAGTAACGTACTAGAGCACCTTTACGACGTAGGAGTACGCCATGGGATGCGACATCCACTCTTTCCTGACATCCCAGTATACATCAACATCCCAGCACGTACGTTTGTCTACTGGGATACCGGAGAAGCTGCGCGTAGAATGCCGTGGCAGACTCCTGAGTACTACTCAGAGGAGTCCCAGCTGCTTACTCCGTCGGAGTATGGACGTATTCACGAGAACATCTGGGCAGAGGCTCTTGACAAAGCGATCCCGTTAGCATGGTGGGATCGACTCGAAGACGCAGTAATTGACGGTGAGAGACTGCCTCCGATTGAGCGGAACGAGCCCGTGGTGCTGGGTGTAGACGCTTCGGTGTCACAAGACTGCTGTGCGATGATAGCAGTAACACGACACCCAAAGCGTCACAAGGACACGGCAGTACGCATAGTAAGGGTGTGGGAACCGCCTCGAGGCGGAGCTATCGACTACTCTGTAACTCTAGAGCCTGCGATCCGCGAGATGTGTTCCGCGTACAACGTCGTCGAGGTGACTTACGACAAGTACCAACTACACATGCTGATGACTAATCTACGTCGCGACGGTGTCTCACGCATGTTCCAATTTGATCAGGGACCGCGAAGGGCTCTTGCAGATAAGCAGCTTTTTGACAAGATTGTGCGTCGTGAGATCGTGCATAACGGCGATGCGGTCCTAAGGGCACACGTTAACAACGCAGCTGCCGCCACCAAGAACGAGAAGTACAGGTTCGTGAAGATGACAGCGTCGCTACTGCAGGGCATTACCGCCAAGCCAATCGATGCCCTGGTTGCGACTTCGATGGCAGACTACGAGGCATCGAGGTTGAACATATGACAACTAGTACCAGTATGAGCGTGCGACGTCCTTCCCAGAGAATGTATACCGTACAGGCTCCGGGAACCTTCGGTACTTCTGGATTGCTAAGCCAATCTGTAGCACACACGTTCTCGTGGATGATAGGTGCGACACTTACCACGGCGCCCGCCTGGTGGTCCAAGATGCGTGACGACTGGCTAGCAGGGTTTCCGAGGTGGGAAGGCAATGACCTTCTAGCCGGCGCACTTTCGACGTTGGTTGCGAAGATCGCATCGGCGAACTTCTTCCTGGAAGGTCCACAAGACTTGGCAGAGACCTATATGAACATCCTACTGGAGCAAGCAGACTTCGGTAGGGGATGGAGTTCGTTCATCTCGAAGCTAGCCTATGGATACTTGTGTCGTGACGGTGGTGGAATGGCCGAGCGGCTACGAGCCTCTGCATCGGATCATGAAGGTCCTGCATCCGGATTTGCGCATCTCGACGAGTCTCGTTGTCTATATACGGGTGATCCCGAATACCCAGTGATATACACCAACGAGAAGGGTATCACCGTTCGCATGCACAAGTCGCAGGTGATTCGCATTACCGACATGCCGTCGGGTAAGACCGAAGATCTGGGCATGGGATTCTGCTCGGTAAGTCGTGCCATCTCAACAGCAAACATCCTCATGGACCTAGTCAAGTACAAGCGCGAGAGGTTGAGTGATCTGCCACCTGCAGGCATCTTGTTCATCAACAACATGACCGAGTCGCAGTGGGAAGACGTCGTCACTAAGTACGACGCGAGGCAACGTAATCAAGGCAACACGGTATGGAAGGACTTGTTGGTCGCCGTAGGACTTGACCCCGAGTATCAGGTTGGGGCGGAGCTGTTCGAACTCTCCAAACTATGGGACACGTACGATGAGCAGACGTTCACGGAGCTTGCTATCTTCACTTTCTCGTTGGCATTCCGAGTTGATGCTCGTGAGTTCTGGCCGGTTTCGTCTGGTCAACTTGGCACCGCAACCGAAGCAAAGGTTCAGCACCTTAAGGCGAAGGCGAAGGGCGAGGGCATAATCTTCACGGAGATCGAGAGGCAGTTCAACAACACGCTTTCGCTACCGCCCCAGCTAGCCTTCAAGTTCGACTTCCGCGACTCCGATGAGGACCTGCAACAGGCCGAGATTGAAAAGGCACAGATCGCGAACATTCGCAGTCTATGGGAGAGCTCGCCCAATCGCCAAGCACTCGGTGGCCGTCCTCAGGATTCCAACGATCCGGGCAGAGGCGGCAGGAATGGACGGGGTAACGAAGATGCAGGCGGCGAAGGGGACGAAGAGACACCCTCCGCGGATCGGAAAGAGCGACAAGATGGAAGGCCCCAACCCCCTGTGCAGACGCGGAGGGCTTTCGGCAGAGACGGCGAGGGTGAGGGAGGAAGCATCGAACCGCAGAACATGCGTGAGAGTACTACGGAATTGAATGAGGGTATGATCTCTACCGAGGAAGCGCGCTTGTTGCTGGTGCGTAGGGGGCTAATTCCTGCCGAATTCGTGGCAAATGCGCCGTCGGATCGTAGTCGAGTGTATGCAGTCCGCAACTGGGGTCCTAGAGTTCGAGTGTCGCGCTACGGAAGGGTTGAGCGCATTCTGTGACAGTTATGTGGCGCGTGTTCAAGTCACGTGGAGCATACATAAACGTTCAGGGCTTCGAACGTAGTGTCCGAACGAATATGGAACAGGCTGTTGGGCCGTTGCTACTACGTGAACACGAGGCGATCGTCAAGGATTGGAAGCGAAAGCCGCAGTTTGCAGTGACTACTCGCGTCGATGTTAAAGGGATCTCTGTAACTGTTGCGCCGATGCGTACGTCGTTAGTGGCTCGTGTGTGGTTCTGGTTGACCTACGGTGTCAAGGGTAAGTGGATGACGCCGTTGAAATCGCACGGCAAGGCTATGATGTGGCGAGCTACAGGGGCGCAACACGCCAGTCTAAATCGTGTCGGTAAGCCGTCCAACGCTCGTGGACTTGTCTTTACGAAGCGTTTTTGGTGGCCAGGCATCCGAGCACGTCACTTTGAGGTAGATATTGCACGTCGAGTATACCCGGAGTTCCGACGTCAGGCAGAGAATATCTTACGCCGGGCCGTGCGAGCGGCTCGGCTAACACAGGGAGGAGGTTAGATATGCCGTACTCAGGAGTACCAGACAACTTGACTGCAAAGATGGAGTCATGCGTAACGAAGGCGATGGCGGATGGTCACAAGAAGGGCGACGCCGTAGCCATCTGCAAGGCCCAGATCATGAAGAAGAAGTCAATCATCATCCCGTTGGGCGGCTCTGTGTATAATCAGGTGCTGGAGCCGGCCACGCGGATTGCCACTGTAAGTGATGGTGGATTGGTAGTTCCTACGAGTCGATTCCGCGCCTACGGCGTGCTCTTCGGGAGCCCGACGCAGCGAGATCTGTACGGGACATGGTTCGACAAGAACACTCGGTACTACCTGGGGTGGTATCGTACACTTCCGTGGCTATACCATCATGGAATGAATCCCATGCTACGTGCTGAGGGTATCCAGAAGATCGGCGAGTGGGACACCTTCGGCATGGACGATGTCGGCGTGTTTCTCGAAGGCGAGCTAGACCTGCGCCATAAGTATGCGGAAGCATTGGTCAAGCTCGCGAATGCAGGGTTGCTGTTCCCGTCGTCGGGGACGTTGGAGTATGCAGCACGCATCTCTGACGACGGTTATGTGCAAGAGTGGCCGATCGTAGAAGTATCTTCGACGGTCTCTCCAGGAGAATGGCGTGCGGGTGCTATAACACCTGAAGTTCGTAGTGCCTTCGCCACGCTATCTCAGCTCGAACCTACAACAGGAGGTATATTCACAATGGCAGGATTCGGTGACAGGGTCAGAGAGTTGCTTGGTCATCGAGCCGTCTCCGATGGGGGTGGAGAGACTGTGGTTTCCCCCGTCGAAGAGGCCCTCGAGGCTGTGGCTGTTGAAGGGACCGTAGGGGCCCTCGGTACACTGCAGGGGACACTGTCGGAGTCTCCGGCGGATCGTTCTGGCGATGTCGACGCGTTGATCCGAGCGGTTCAGGCGCTCGATGAGCGTGTTCAGGCGTCGGACCAGGCAGTTCATGATTTGCAGGAGTTGGTCGTTCAGATGGCCCAGGAGGAGACGTCACGAGCGCGCTCTGCTATGACGGATCCCGAGTGGTACAACCGGCTGTTTGCAGTAACCCGTGCGGCTAGCGTTCCTCCGGTACCTGTGGCCGAGGTCGACGCCGTTCGTGCTGCGAACAATCCGAAGCCTGAGGGAAACGGCGGCGGCGGGATCTTCGACGCGGTCCGTCGAAGCTAAGCTAAGCTGGAAAGGGGAAGGGATACCATGAGGAATGTAACGCCGTATCGAGCCACGGGAACTCCAGACGCTAACGCCGGATCTATCTATGGTCAGGGCGGGTTGTTTGGTGTCCCGGGCGTCAATCCTGTTCTGGTGAATGCGATGGTCAACCCCATCGGGATCGATCGCATTCTCCAGTGGGTCGGCACCGACGAAGAGCAACCGCTCTACGATGCGTTGGTGTATATCGGGTCTACCGGGCATACACAGGAATCCGGCTGTGCTACCTGCGGCAAGCCGTACTGGCGAGAGTGCATGCAGACGGCCGTTTTCGGTCGGTTCTGCCAGCAGACTCCCGAGATGCAGTTCGATCAGATCGGCACGAGGCTAAACCGGGGAGTGCCTCGGATGTCTCTGTACGGCAGCATCACGGATCCTACGGGGTCTGTACTGGTCGCACAGGGGCAGGAGATCCGTGATGTGTTCGCTTTGAGCGTTGCCTCGGTGGCGTACAACCTCCGCATGATTCACGGTCAGATGTTGTGGACCGGGAATCCTGTGAACAACGCTGGCGGGTATCAGGAGTTCAAGGGCTTCGACCTTCTCATCAACACGGGACACTTCGACGCGATCACCGGACTAGCGTGCAACGCGCTAGACTCTTACATCTCCGACTTCGGCAGTGCCGTGGTGGGTGACACCGGTTCGCCGTCGATCGTCACCGCAATCTCCGGGATGCTGCGCAGCATCAACTACCGGATCTCTGGGATGGGGAAGAACTCCGAAGGGGCGACGACCTACCTGGTCATGTCTCCGATGCACTGGGAGGTTGTTGCGCGCGCTTGGGCCTGTGAATACGGTCTGACGTGTAACGTCGGAGCCACCGTAGCACAGGATGCACTGGAGATTGCAGCCCTGCGAGACCAGTTCATGTCGACGATGCAGATCCCGGTCGACGGCAGGATGTATCCCGTCGTCCTTGACAATCTCATGGCGACTACCCAGGCTGCCTATGGCAACACTACGAAGTTCTGTGGTGACATCTACGCCATCACAACGACTCTCGAGGGTGAGACCATCATCTGGGGAGAGTATCAGAACTTCGAGACGACCGGCGGAGCCGTGATCGCTGATCTTCGAGCGTTGTTCGGGGCTACACCGATCGCAGTGACCGATGGTGGCAAGTTCCTGCACGCGCCTACCTTCTCCGGTGGGATCTGCTTCGACGTTCGGACGTTCACCAAGCCGCGGCTGATTGCGCGGATGCCGCAGCTGAGCGGTCGTCTTCAGAACGTCTGTGTCGTTCCTGTCGGGACTTACCCGGCGCCTACCGGCAGTGGTCTGTATGGTGAGCTGACCGGCGGCTCGAGCATCAAGCCGAACCTGTACGTCTATCCGTGACGTCCAGCTGACTGACTGATGTTGTGGTAGCAGGTTCGGGAAGATGGGGCTGGGCCTGCTACCACAAAAACGGAGGCATGGGTGTTAATAGTACTGCATATTCCGAAGACGGCAGGAACGTCACTGAGGCAGTATATTCAGCGATGTGTTCCTGATGACGATTGCTACATAGTAGGCGACGACATCTCAGGAGACATGCTGAGGCTTGTTACCGACCCTGCTACAACGAGGAAGATCGAAGTGCTCTTTGGACATATCTGCCATGGATGGCACAGGCAGTTGCAGGTCGATGCACAGTATACGACGGTCTTGCGAGAGCCCTTGGCCCGTATCGCGTCGTTATATGACTACATCAGAATCAATGATACACACTATCTACACAGGCTAGCGAAGTCGATGTCCTTTGTCGAGTTCGTAGTCTCGGGAGCAACCGAAACCGTAGACAATGCAATGGTGCGTCAGCTATGTGGAATGGATACCTTTACAAAGGGACAGGCTCACGACATGAGAATCCCCTTTGGAGAGGTTACCGAGGAGCATCTAAAGGCCGCTAAAGAGACTATACGGTCGGCTCCCGTAGTCGGCGTGATGGACAGGTATCAGCAGTATCAGGATAAGCTAGCCGATTACATGAACTGGCCGAGAGAGCCGATGCAGCGTGCGAACGTGGGATACAGACGTACGAACCCTTCTGACTGGCGCGTTGTAAAGGATTATCTAGAGTTGGACTACGAGCTGTACGAGTATGCAAGGGGGCTTGCCGCATGAAGCTGCACTTAGGATGTGGTGACGTCAAACTGCCTGGGTTTGTGAATGTAGACATTCGACCGGAAGTACATCCGGACGTTGTATCTGATATCTCGAAGCTATCCAAGTTTCGGGATAACACAGCAGAGATTATCTACCTGTGTCACGGTCTGGAGCACTTTAGGTACTACGAAGTGCCTGCTATGCTGGTGGAGTACAAACGTGTGCTGGTTGATGGCGGCGACCTATACCTTGCAGTTCCAGACTTTGGAGCAATGGCTTCGGAGTATGTGTTTGGGATGATCGAGCTGAATACTGTCAAAGCAGCCCTCTGTGGTGGTCAAGAGTACGGAGAGAACACCCACTATAGTTTGTGGGACAGGGGGCTGCTGACTAAGTACCTACGTGAGGCCGGCTTCATTCAGGTAAGAACGTACGAGCCGCAGGCTCTTCTGCCCAAGGGCGTACGAGACTACTCTACGTTCGCCATCGGTGGGGTACTCATGAGTCTCAATTTGAGGGCGTCATGATCGTCTCTGTGGTATCCGGAACGTACAATAGACTTCCGCACTTGAAGCGTATGGTTGAGTCTGTACGCAAGAGCGTCGGGAACCTGTCGTACGAGGTCATACTCGTCGACGGGGGATCCACTGACGGTACTATCGACTGGTGCCTGGATCAGGTCGACGTTGTACTCATACAGCAAGGAGCACTGCTGGGTGCAATCAAGGCATTCAACGCCGGAGCAGCTGCTGCACAGGGGGACTATGTCGTATTTCTAAACGACGACGTAGTCGTTGTTGGAGATACAATCGCGCGTGGGTGCAACTACCTACGAGAGCATCCTCGGGTCGGCCAGGTAGCATTCAAGAACGTTGTCAAAGGTAGCGCTGATGCACACCGACAGGCTATTTCTAAGATGTTCGGCATAGTGTACGGTCAGTGTTGTGTAACGCCGCGGAACTTAGGCAATCTCGCAAGGTGGTGGGGCGACGAAGGTATGCGTACGTACGGTGGAGATGTACGACTGTCTCTACGTCTCTACGAGCTCGGCTATCCGACGGTGCCTGTTGACGGGTGTGAAGTTGAGGACTATGTAGTAGACGACGCTCTACGTCGCGAGAACAATCAAGCGTTGCGGGGGCCCGGAGAGACTCATCCTGACTCAATGCGCTTTAGCGAGGTGTGGAAGGGTCGCATTCCCGAACCTGCTGCATGGCGTCCTGCCTCTGTAAACAACGTCTTGGCTAAAGCGGCATCCGGTTCACTACGTACGTTGCGACTTAAGGCCATGATGAGGTCTGCGGACGAACAACGTCTTACGATGATTCGATCGTTCGGTCAGTTGGGTGTCATTGGACAAGCAAAGAACGGAGACTTCGAAGAGGCAAAGACGGTGTACGACAGCGTTGAGGCTTTCCAGCCCGACCTGCTCTTCCTACAGGCGCAACGACAACATAAGGCTCTAACTGTTGAGGTTGTCAAAGAGCTGCGTCGGCGACATCCTGACACGGTGATCATCAACTGGGATGGTGACACGCACTATCCACTTACCGAGTGGCACTTCGACGTTGCACGAGCTGTCAACCTACAGCTGGTTGTGTCACCTACCTTGTTTAGTTTGTATCGTGCACACGGCGTCGAGAATGTCGGATATTGGCCAATAGGCATAGAGACTGAGTATCTCGAGGCGGAGAGAAGCTCGACGTTCGAGTACGACGTAGCGTTCTTAGGCGCCATGTACGGTCTCGGAACCTTTCCGGAAGCAGAGACGCGACGTGATTCCGTGGTAGCATTGGCGAAGTTACTTGGTAGTAGACTCGGTCTATACGGTTACGGCTGGGACAACGTCAAACTAGTAGCAGGTCAGACGTCTGAGAAACATGTCGCGAGTGCTCAGATATACACAAAGTCAAAAATGGCCCTTTCGATCTCTCAGACGTCCGACCTGTGGGGATACACATCCGACCGTCTGTATAATATCACAGCGACGGGCTGCCCGGCCCTTGTGAAATCGTTTGCAGGTATGGTCGAGCACGGATACGTAGATGGCGACACCTGCATCGTGTGGTCGGATATCACGGAACTGTGCTACAAGGTGAGCTATTACTTGGCTCATGAGACTGAACGTGAGGCAATTGGACATCGAGGTCGTGAGATGACGCTGGCACGCCATACATGGCCCACCCGTTTGAATGGTCTATTTGCGATGCTAGGAGGACTATCTCATGGCTGACAACGTTGAAGTGGATCGCGCGCGAGTTAGTATCATCATACCCTTCAAGGTCACAACCACGAAGCAGGTTGACTGGTTGCTAGACGCGCTACACAGTGTGGAAGCTCAGACCTACAAGGACTGGGAGGTCGTGCTGTGTAACGACGGATCTACAGCCGATCTGGCCCTGCTGAAGCTGTATCTGAAGACCATGTCCAAGGGTAAGGTATTCTCACGGGTTGCTACTCGTGAGGGCGTCGCACACGCACGCAACCAGGCGGCGAAGGCTGCCCACGGTGAGCTGCTGCTGCCGTTAGATGCCGACGACGAGCTCCTCCCAGACTCTCTGGAGAGAATGGTCAAGACGTGGGACCTCGAGGGGCACAAGCATGGCATCGTCTACGGCGATGTAGAGCTGTTCGGTCAGGACTGGTCGAGTATCCAGCCAGGTGAGACATACGACTTCAAGGAACTACTTCGACGAGTGTACATGCTTGTGGGATGTCTCCACCGCAAGTCTGACTGGGAGAAGGTGGGTGGCTGGAAGGTCGCGATGGAAGACGGGCTTGAGGATTGGGAGTATTGGATCGCGCTAGGCGAGATCGGGGTGTGTGGTTACTACGTGCCCGCGACGTTGTATAGGTACCGCAAGCACACTGAGGGACGCCTGGCGTGGCTCAAGGCTGATAAGGAGAGGTTCGAAAAGGCGATGCAGACCCTCAGAGATCTGCACCGCGAATCCTATGCGGGGAGGTTTCCAATGGCGTGCTGTGGTAAGTCATCGACGGCTCCAACGACGTTCGCACGGACTGCAAGTGCGGCAGGCTCGGCGTCACTCGTAGCGAGTGACAGGGTCAGTATCATATACCAGGGTGGTCGCACAGGCTCGTTCTTCGTGACGGGTCGCATCACCGGCACACGGTACAAGGTTCCAGGTCAGAACCAGCAACTGATTACGATGGACATGATCGCCGGAGTCTTTGGAGCCGACGTCGAGTTCATCCTATCTCTCGGGGCCGGAAAGGACTTCGTACGTGGAAGTTAGGCTGATCGTCGGCGCACTTGCGGCTTGGCGACTCGCGTTGATGCTTACACGCGAGGACGGCCCATTCGACGTGTTCGAGAGGATACGGCGAGTCTCAGGTGTCTACTATACCGACGAATGCGGCCGACCACTCACGACGTTTGGCAGGTTGCTAAACTGTCTGTGGTGCACCAGCATGTGGACAGGTACCTTAACCTGTGTGGTCGTTTTCACTTCCATATGGCCTGTGCTTGTACCATTCGCCTTCAGTGCGGTTGCCGTCTTGATAGATACGGGAGTGGAGCAATGGCGCGATCGGACATAAGAACTCTACTAAGTCTCGATGAGTACGCACGTATCATGTCCATTCCGGGCTGGACGTTCAATCAAGTCACACACCCGCTGCGCCAAGCTCCAGGGTGCCGTGGCGTTGTGCTGCAGTCGGGGTACGAGTCCAGTGAAACATACTTCGCGGGCCGCGACGAGGTAGCCTCCGCCATTGCGGTGGCCGAACAGGAGATTGCGTCGGTCCTTGGCTACTGGCCCGCCCCGAAGTACATCTGCGACGAGGTCGTAAACTGGCCCTCCCCTGTGCGAGGCGTTGCTACGGCACTGCCCTTCTTGCGTACTCGTTGGGGCTATATCCAATCTTTCGGGATTGAGGCGCTCTCAGCGGTTTCCTTGGGGGCTGCCGTTGTGTACACGGACGTCGACGCCGACGGAATCCTCGATACTGCCACCATCACTGTGGCGTCGTTGTATACCGACCTTGTTGAGGATGTCTGTGAGGTTGTGGTAGTCTTCGCAGGAAAGGAGGCTGATAACGGTGAGTGGGAGATCCGTCCACTCAAAGTAACTCAATCGGCGTTGGGCGTGCTTACTATAACAGGCCCTAGGTGGTTGTTCGTGGATCCTGCTCGTCACTTACTGCCGGATGAGATTCTACTTACGGATGTCACAGCCTTCGTAGCAACGGTCGATGTGTATCGTAGGTACACAGACGTCAGCAATCAAGGAAACGTCGAATGGGACGTGACCCCCTGTGCTCCCGGCACGTTGTGTGCTTCGTCGTCAGTGGCGGGGTGTGCCCAGATACATCGGAGTCGCGTCGGGCTATTCACGATGAGACCGGCGACCTATGCAGATGAGGTTTGGACCTTAGGCACATGGACTTACGGGTATCCGCCTACACGGGCACGAGTCTCGTACTTGGCAGGGTACGACGACGACGCCTGTAGAGGCTGCTCTCAAATGGGAATGACCATGAAGGAGGCTATTGCACGTCTGGCAAATGTGCATCTTATAGAGCCTCCGTGTGAGTGTTCGGTATTCAAGAGCAAGTATGCTCGCGATACCAACGTTCTTGAGGTAACAACGCGTGCTGTTGCCAAAGCACAGTCGCTCTTCGGATCAGCAACTGGTGGGGCGGTATTCGCGTTGTCGACGTTAGATCGGCTAGACTCAATCGGAAAGGGAGGTTAGGCAATGGCTGAGTTCATTACGAATGCAGAAGGGAACTTCTTCGTTCAGGACGAGGCAGCTGAGGAGTTCGCTTGGCTAACCTGTACTGGAGTGGGTGACATCGATGTCCCGAAGGGTGACCTGACGAAGATTACTGAGCAGGACCCTCTCCAGTCTGGTCGGTTCAAGATCGCGGGCACCGTCCGCGGAGCTCCAGGAGCTGGAACATACACGCTCACCAAGCCTCTGGCTAAGGTATACAACTACCTGGTCGAGCGTAACTGCGCCTTTCAAGGACGCATCAACTGGGTCTGTCGTGGAAGTCGACAGGATCCCACGAACTACGAGCTCGCCGTACTGATGTTGGGAAGCGAGGCAACCGGCAGTCGTATCATCGCTCCGGTGGCACAGGAGCAGGGTGCTGAGGCACGCGTCAACACGGAGATGAACGTATCGTTCGACGCCCTTACCTTCTTGTACCAACTGCGAATGGCACAGGTCGCAGTCACGAACACCGAAGACGCCCTTGCGATGTCCTTCTTGACGTCGCAGTGTGAGGATCGATGTGGTCCAGGATTCGGGATGTGCGAGTATGGCATCATCGGTATGAACACAGCCGGTGCATACGCTACCGAAGTCAAGATCACGAGGAATGCAGGAGTCACGTTCGCTGCGACTGCCGCGGATCCGTTCCTGTATGGTGGAGCCGTCGGAGCCGCTCTGACGCTGCTCACCATTACCGGACCCCAGTTGATCGTGTTCCGAGGGTCTACGGTGGTTGGCTATCCGGCCGAGGTTTCCGTGAGTGATGACCACGGAGCTACGTGGACGGACTATCTGATCGGTGGTGTCAACGGAGACTTCATCAACGCAGCGGCGTTGAACGGCGCAAACATCTTCGCAGTCGGAACGGGTGGTCAGATCTTCAAGTCCACAGACAGTGGGGTGACGTGGACTACTGTCGAGGACGGTGCCGGCGGTGCTCTCAACTCGATCGCCTTCGCAGACGAGAACGTTGGGTACGCAGTGGGTGCGGGGAACGTGTTCCTTACCACTGATGACGGCGGCGCCACATGGGCGGTAGGCACAGGGCCTGCTGTTGGTGAGGACTTGCTGGCCGTCGCCGTGAACAGCAAGGGGCACGTCTTCGTGGGCTCCAACGCTGGGGCGATGTACGTCTCAGAGGATGTGGGTGTGACGTGGGAGACCCGAGTTGACCTGGGATCTGGTTCCATCGACTGGATCGCCTTCGACGCGGACAACCACTACGTGGGTGCGATGATCTGGAACACGGCGGCGCCAGTCGGCTATCTGTATCGATCCGAGAACAACGGGGCGGCTTGGCGACGCGTCTCTGGAATGCCTGTGAACTCCGGGCTGCACACGGGTCACATTTGCGACGTGAATCACATCTACGTCGCAGGTGCTGCTCATGGTGGCACGACGTTCATCGCGAAGGCACTTCCTGTCGGTTAAGGCACTGGGTCTGGAGGCTCTAGTGGACAAAGTAACGCTTTCAACAGGTGTGGTTTTGACGTGTCGTAAAGTGCCGCCTTATGTGCTGTCGGTTGTGCATAAGGCGGTGCCTGAGCCTAGGTTCCCGCAGATCGAGGAGCAGTCGATTTCCGGAGGTTCTGAGAAGCAGCCAGCTCTCGAAGGCACTCCGGAGTTTCGCAAGTATCGCGACGACATGCGAGAGTACCGCAGGCAGCTTACCGAGAGGACAATGCAGTTCTACATCAACTACGGAGTGGTAGGCTGGCAGCTGTCCGAAGACGTCGAGTACCTTACGATGCCTCCCAAGGACTGGGAAGTCGACGACATTCTGAAGATGTACGGCGAGACGACAGCTACCGATCCTGCACTTCGAAGGTATCAGTATCTCTCGTACGTCTTGATACTGACTCAGGAAGATGCCGATCTGATCGAGTTGGCAATTGGTGTTAGGGCCGACTCAGACTCACAGCCGGTTACGAATGAGGAGGTGCAAGCCGCCATCGCCCCTTTCGAATCCGGGACGCCCGAGACCGTCCAATAGAGCCTCCAGCTCAAGGGCCGGTGTCCTACTCGGCCTACGCAGAGGAATGTCTTGCGGCCCTGTCTTGGGGCATTCCTCTGCCGGTGTGGTGGGAATACGATCGATCAACTAGAGCAGCGATGATTGCGGTAGTGTCTGCAAGAGGCCTCATAGCATACGTACAGACGCGCGAGGAATAGGATGGCAGACCAGACTATAGGTGTAGAGGCAGTATTCCGCATAGAGGACTTTCTCCGTAAGACCGAGGCGTACAACAAGCGTCTCGCAGCCGCGGAGAAGGCCACTGAGGCGTATGCTAAGGCTGCGTCTAAGTCTACTGTCACTGGAACACAGACACAGGTTCGAGCACTCGACTCCGTTGTAAAGGCACGTGAGCGTGAGGCAGTTGCGATAGCGCAGCTAGCCGAGGCACGTGAACGTGAAGTGAAGTCTGACATGGCGGTAGTCGACGCTCAGATCAAGCTGAACCTTGCGAAGCAGCAAACCACCCTCGCAGAGAAGCGTCAAGCATCCGCGACGACAGCAAGTACTCAGATCCGCAAAGATCGCCTCGCATCACTTCGTAGTGCACAGACGGAGGAGCACGCTGCACTACGAAAGCTTATCCAGGCACAGGCACAGTCCGTCGCCTCGACACACAACCTCGCATCGGCAGAGTATCGAGCTACAACCGCTTCCAACGCACTTGCAGCGTCCATTCGAAACGCCGCTACTGCCAACCAGACACGTACGGTCGCAGAGAAGAAGGCCGTGTCTGCCATGGAGGAAGATATCAAGGTACTGCGACAAACTCGTTGGGGAATCGTCGCAGTGCTGTTCTATCTGCGGATGTTGGGAGCTGTTGGTAAAGCCGCTTGGGAGACTCTTAATGCAGCGTATGTCGCACACCTGGACCGCATCACCTCGAAAGCCCTCGCCAACGCCTACAGTGAGGATGCTGGTGTCATAGTAGCTTCACTTAAGAGGATAACGAATGGCACGCTCGGTACTTCGGCAGCCGTCGAGGCGGCAGTATCGGGGATGATCGCGACTCAGGGTCAGTTCACCGACCAGTTCGAAGAGTTGTGGGTAGCCGCCGAGGTAGTCGCACTTGCGACAGGCGACGAAGTATCGAGCGTGTTTGAGAAGCTAGCCAAGGCCATCGCAGAGGCTGACGCAAGTGCTGTCCATACGATCGCACCGTTCTACGACGCAGAAGATGCTGTAGGTGCTTATGCCAAGACGATCGGTAAGGCGGTCGATGAACTAACAGACGCTGAGGTTCGCTCTGTACTGCTGAACACGGTTCTTGACGGTACTCAGGTGTTACTCGCAAACGGTGTGGATGAGGCATTGGGGTATGCTCGAGAACTCAGCGAGCTGAAGGGATCGTGGAAGTCCTTCACAGAGGTGCTCTTTGAGTCTGCTGGTGGCCTTGAGGCCCTACAAGGCCTCATGGATGGGATTTCAGCACGTCTTGAGACGGCAAGCCAGATCGCTGTGATTTTCGGTTCTATCATGGCGGGCATCGGTGCTGTAGGTGAGGAGCTGTACGCACGACAACCACTTAGTGAACTAGAACGGAGTTTCACGCCGTTCTCGCAGCTGGTTGGTACGCTTACGGGTGCCATAAACCTATTCCGCGACGAGGGCGGTAAGGGCATAGGTGACATCTTCATGAAAGCGTTTGAGGGGCGCTTTACGGCAGCGGCGGAGGCAATGGGCGTCTTCGAAGATAGCACAGCGGGTGCGAACCAACAGCTGCAACAGTTTGAGGACACTTCCAAAGCGTTCTCCGAAGAGGGCTACAAGAGCATCGTCGAGCACCTGCTTAAGTACGAGGACCTTGTAAAGGCGCATAACGACAAGCTACTGGAGATCGAAGAAGAGTATAACGACGACCTTCAGGGGGCCTTCAAGGATCGCCAGGAGGCGCTAGAAGATCTTGAGGAGTGGTATTCTGACGCTCGTGCCGACGCTCTTGAAGATGCTGCCAAGAAGCTGGCTAAGAAGCAGAATGACGTCGACGACGATCGCGAAGAGGAGTTGGCTAAGCATCTGCTACGGTTGCGACAGGAAGAAGAGGACTACTACCTGAATCGCATCCAGAGCGAGCGTGAGTATCGATATCAACGAGACTTGCTTGTCGCACGGGGCGACGTGCTGGCCATCGAAGATCTCGACGCCCGCTACGCCATGGAACAACAAGCGGGCGAAGAGGACTACCGACTCAAAGTCCGCCAGATGCAAGAGGACTTCGATCTTGCACAGCAATACCGCAAGGAGAACGCTAAGGAAGCCCTTCAGGACTTGCGAGACGACCTGCGCGATCAGCTTACAGAGATCGACGAACAGTATCAGGATAGGCTCGACACGCTGCAGGAGAAATATGCGGAGGAGCTCCAAGAGGCTGCCGACAGCCGTGCTAAGTCTCTGAAGGACGAAGCTAAGGACTTCGCAGCCCAGCGCGAACAGTGGGCACAGCACTGGACAGCCATCATGGACGATACCCAACTGACGACGCAACAGATCTACGAGATCCTGAAGTCGTACTTTGGGGACAGCGGAACCGTCGATGCTATGATGTCGGCCTTCATGACCAGGCGTGAACTCGAAGCGTCTCTACTAAAGCAAGTCGTCGACGCAGCCAACACCACAGCCGCAGACGTTGCAGCACGAGTCTCTGAAGTTATGACCGCTACACAGGAACTGATTCGTCTGGGTCAAAGCGTAACCTTCCCAGGCGGTTCGATGTACCTACCGACTGTGGGAATGCAATCTTTCACGCCTCCCCCGCCAGCACAGACGTCAGGGCAGGTCTCGGTTGGCTGGCAGGGTCAAGCTATACCCATATCGGTGACCAACCCCGGCACAGGGCAGACTCAGACGATCAACCTGACAGATGATATGATGCTACAGATGTTGCAGGCGATCACGTCTTCACTACGCCTTAACAGGGGAAGATAATGACATACCCTATTGCGTTCATGATCAACGATCTGGTGGTAACATCGCCAGACACTTGGAACTGGTCCCCCACAGTGTTGGGGACATCACACGATGTCTACGAAGTTCGATCGCCTGTTTGGACACTAACCTTCACGAAGCGTGCAGTCAACTGTCGTGTTGACTGGCAGGCATACGACAACGTCAAGTTGAGCAGCTTGACAGTACCCGGGCATGACGACCCTCGCGCGGTTCGGAGATATACTGAGGTAACGTGTATGAGTGTCGACGTTACGTACTCTGAGGGCGTTCCAACTGGGATTACCGCCATCTTTCAGGTAAACACTGAGGTATACTGATGGTTGCACTAATAGGCGAAGTAATCGCTGGGCTTATGACCTCCCCTGTGCAGGGCGGGCTCATCGAAGTGTCGGCAGGCAACGTCGTATACCCCTCGTTCAACTGCTGTGTCAGTGGTACAGAGGTGGGAGTGGCCAAGCTCCCTGTGCCCGGCGCGTCCTTGCATCCTTCACAGGCGTTCGTAGGTGATCTGGTCCGTGTGCATGTAATCGCTATGAGTCCTACTGGTGGTACATTTCTCGACGGTGATGTATTCTGGGGTGATGGTGCTACAAACGACTTGACACCTGCTGGGGGTGTACTCAATCAGTTGGTTACCCATGCATATGCTGCTCCAGGATTCTTTGAGGTATCTGCACAGGTTATGGATAATCTTGGCAACTATGGTATGGAGAAGTTCGGTGTACAGATCGTTCCGACTACGGCCAATCATGGACTGACTCTACTAGCTGCAACGTCTACTGGGGTATATCGAAGTGTAGATGGTGGTCAGAACTGGACCAGGACACTAAACCTACCATACGTACTGGACCTGAAGGTAGATCCGTTTACACTATCTAGCAGTGGTCCCCGTGTGCTGGCCGCGGTCTATGGTAAGGGCCTCTATGTGTCGAACAACGGCGGTATATCGTGGCGCGAGGTTGTAGCCCAGGTAGGCATCTTCACGTTGGCATTCTTCCCCAGTAGACAAGGTGCATATGCATATACATGTCGCACCGGAGCTACATCGTATGTAGTTAGGTACACTCTGAATGACGGTGCTACTTGGAACTCTGCCACATACGCTGGAGGATATGATGCTGATGAGACACGTCTGCAGACAGTAATCAAGACGTCCTCGAGCTTAGCGGTATCATATGACAGCCGGTACATCTTTGCATATGTAGAGAGTGATACCACTGGGTATGTCAAACGTATTGACACGTACGTATCCGGATCTTCGACCATATACAGTGATACGCGTGGAAACGGATTCACCATCAAGTGCGCACCTCGTGGGTATGTATATATAGGCAGTAATGAAGAGGGTGATGAAGACATCGTTGTTAGCGATGACTTTGGAGCAACCTGGACGGACATTAGTGAGAGTGGATTTACTAATGATGCCGTACAAGACATCATCATCTCAGCGAAGGATCCGTTACATATCTCTGTACTGATGGAAGTAGCTGGTGCGTTGTTCACTATAACCTCATATGACGGAGGTGCCTCGTGGCTTGGAGGGGGCGCAGTGGCTGCATACCCCCTGTGCGGGGTGTCCCTGCGCCGCGATCCGCAGATGTTCTTCATTGGAACATCTACTGGAGTGTATGAAGGTGCAGGTGATGCGTACTATGCACATGAAGTATCTGGCGGAACGTTTGTACAGGTTATCAAGTCACTGGCGGTGCTAGAGTAATGAAAGACGTTGCAGACGTTGCAGTTGTAGAGACAATATCTGGAGACATCTCCAATGGTGGATGGAGATGTACACTGACGTCTCTGCGTGATACAGATATACTCATTGCGCATCAGGGTGTTAATGTATCGTGGCGTCCTTCGCTTGGCGGCAGCTTTGGTTCACCGCTTCCCGGGTTCGTTGGACATGTGACGTCCAGGAAGATTAGCTTCACGGAGAAGTATGCAACTGCCGAGTACGAAGCCAGTACAACAGATGTACTACTTCGCAAGTCGTGGATGCAGGGTATCCACTTCCGTGACATGGGTGCAGGTGTCAGATCGCACTTCCACCAATTCGACGATGCTTCAGGCAACCTAACCCTTGGTAAGATAGTACGGCACATCCTCGGATACTTGGACGGCATCAGCTGGGTGTCACACACCAATGCAGTATTCAATGCGTCATGGAACCGCTCTGGGTGGATTAACATCGACGACGTGATGACTACGCCGTTTGATGTCGGCACAAATCCATTAGGCTCGATGCGTACAGACTCTTTCATTGTCGATGAAACATCTAACATCTGGACTACACTACAGGCGATTGCTGATAATGAATTCTTCACCATATACTTCGATAAGGCGAACAACTTACACTACAAGCGCCACCCGATGTTTCAGGAGACACTACCCGATCCAGTGATGACTCTTACGAAGGCACACTTTGTAGGAGCACCTGATATTGAGATGCGCGAGGAGTATGGTGCGTATGCAGAGAATGGTATCCAGATAGTACTGCATGCAGTTACAGATGAGGGTTCGACACTGCATTCGTATAGTCCTGCCAATGGTGAGCTACGTGTGCAGGGCACTCGTATAGAGCATTCATATCTACGGTGCAATAGTCAAACCACTCTCGACTTCTGGGCTAGGAGACTATACGACTATGAGAGTCGTGAGTGTACACTGCGGGTAGTACTTCCTGGTATGAGTGGCCTACTGTTCGAGCTTCTTGACAGGGTCGCTGTTACGTATGCAGGTACAACAGCAACTGGTTTGCATATCGACTGGACTGCAAAGAAGTTCTGGGTGCATAAGATCGATGTGACGCCGCAACAGTCCATATTGGTTCTGGAAGCGGAGAACTCTTCGATATGACACAAGACAAGAGAATAGACTCTGCAGCCTCCGATCTTATACAGACATTACGTCAGATTGTCGAGCGGGGTGGTGGACTTGCCGGATTCTACCAGGGTTGCGAAGTTGTTGATATGGACCCACTCAGTGTGGGAGCCGTCATACCGAGATATATACGTATCAAATTCCGTGGTGAGGAAGAACTCAATGTATATTGGAGAGGCTCACCACTAATCGACGTTGCAGACATATGTACTGTAATGAGGTTCGCCGAGGGCAACCGCTATGAGGTATGTGCATTTGGCGGGTCGTCTGGTGCTATGGGACCTCAGGGTTATCAGGGTGACCGTGGATACCAGGGCTTCCAAGGCACTACAGGTTCGCAGGGAGCTACAGGTTCACAAGGCCCACAAGGGCACCAAGGTGCCGTAGGTCCGCAGGGTGGCCAAGGTCCACAAGGCATCACGGGAGCACAGGGAGCTCAGGGATCAACTGGAGCAACAGGTGCCCAGGGATTCCAAGGCGATCAGGGTATAACTGGCGCGCAGGGGTCGCAGGGTATTGTAGGCGACCAGGGTCCGCAAGGCGTCATTGGTGCCCAGGGTGCCGATGGACTTGACGGTGCTCAGGGTACGCAGGGTGCAACCGGAGCGCAAGGTTCTGTAGGTGCCCAGGGTGGAGTAGGTGCTCAGGGCTTCCAAGGAGTCACAGGTGCCACTGGCAGTCAAGGCGTGCAGGGTGCTACAGGAGCGCAGGGAGATGAGGGTGCACAAGGTAGTACTGGTGCTACTGGTGAAGTAGGTCCGACAGGACCACAAGGTGACCAGGGTATCGTAGGTACACAAGGTGCGACTGGTGCACAAGGTACTGTAGGTGCACAGGGCGTGCAGGGTAGTACTGGAGCTGCAGGTACTCAAGGTGTTCAGGGTGCCGTAGGCACTCAGGGTGCTACTGGTGCTCAGGGCAGTGTGGGTGCTCAAGGATTTCAGGGTGTTACAGGTACTACCGGACCGCAGGGTGTGCAGGGTACTGTGGGTGCACAAGGAGATGAGGGTGCACAAGGTAGTACCGGTGTACAAGGTGCTGCCGGTGGTACAGGGCCACAGGGATACCAGGGTACTGCAGGCAGCCAGGGCGACCAAGGTGCGCAGGGCAATGTAGGTGCAAACTCTGCTGGGGTTGTATACCAAATCGGTGGTGCTCTAGTAGTACTTACAGATGTTAACGGTGTATGGATAGCACCACGCGACGCCACTATACAGGCGGTATACATCTACTGCCGCACTTCTGGGTCAGCGTCTACAACCATTGTAGATGTCAACGTCAATGGTACTACGATCTTTACTACACAGGCAAACCGTCCACAGCTTGCATATAACGATGCCGACCACGTTGCCAAAAGTGGGGTACCGGACATAACTGCGCTGGTTGAAAATGATGTAGTCAGTGTCGACATTGATCAGATTGCCACCGGTGCATCCGACCTAACTGTGGTTGTTGCATTAGACACTGGCCCTGTGGGTCCACAAGGTCCACAGGGAGACCCGGGTGGTCCGCAGGGTTACCAAGGAGACCAGGGAGCACAAGGCGCACAGGGATTCCAAGGACTAACAGGTTCTCAGGGATCGACCGGTCCTACGGGTGCCCAAGGTGCAACTGGTGCAGTAGGTGCACAGGGTGCCACAGGTACACAAGGATCGCAGGGTCTTACAGGTACAACTGGCGCCCAGGGCAGTGTTGGAGCACAAGGTGCAACGGGTGCTGTCGGTTCACAGGGTGCCGTAGGTGCGCAAGGTTCTCAGGGTGTCACAGGTACTACAGGTGCCCAAGGTAGTACCGGCGCGCAAGGTGCCACTGGTGCTACTGGTACACAAGGTGCCACTGGATCGCAGGGGTCACAGGGTGCTTTGGGTGCCACTGGTCCGACAGGTGCGCAGGGTGCTACTGGTGTTACTGGCGCTCAGGGTGCTACTGGTGCCCAAGGTTCACAAGGTCTTACTGGCACGACCGGTGCGCAGGGAGCTGTCGGCGCACAAGGTACTCAGGGTCTTACAGGTGTACAAGGTGCGACTGGTGCCCAGGGTAACCAAGGCAATACTGGTGTGCAGGGTTCTACTGGCACTCAGGGCTTTCAGGGGGCTGTAGGAGCTACTGGTAGTACTGGTGCCCAGGGATCGCAGGGCAATGTAGGTGCCCAGGGTAGTGCAGGCGCAGTCGGTGCCCAGGGTAACCAGGGTGCTGTCGGAGCACAGGGTAGTACTGGTGCCCAAGGTTCACAGGGTGTGCAGGGCATACAAGGCACGCAAGGCGTCCAGGGCGTCCAGGGAGCACAGGGGCTACTAGGAGATACACTAGCAACGACCATTACCATTCTCGATGGTGGTGAGATAGTGACCGAGGATGGTAATGTTACGTTTGACGATAGTGGTCTTTCACTACAGGCTGGTACTGGTGACGTTAACCAGATAAGGTGGTTGAGTGGTGCTACAAATATATTCAGTATCTATGGATATGAACTGTCAAGCTCTAACTATGGGTACTTCAGTGTTGCGGCTCCTGCATCAAGTTCGTACTGGTCTCAGGTACGCATACGTGCACTGGGTGCTGCCGGTCAGCAGATGGCAGCCGTCAGATTGAACTCTGGCGGTGCTGGATCAGGTGGAGACATCAGCTTCTGTGTAGACACATCGTCTTCTACGTACATCGTACGTATGTACAATGCGTTCATGAGACTGTTCGGTTATCTGTCCATGACTGATGGTGTTACTGCACCTGGCACATCGGCCGGTTATGCCTCTATCTATGTCGACACTGCCGATGGTGACCTTAAGGTAAAGTTCGGTGACGGTACTGTAAAGACACTTGCAACGGATACCTAGTTAGGAGAATATGGAAATGAGAATGTCAGTATTCACAGGCGTACACATACCCAGCCTACCGTATCTGCATGAGGCATATGATTCACTGAGGAGTCAGACGTATACGGAGTGGGAGTGGGTACTGGTTCCTAACAGCGGTGCAGTCATTCCTGACGATATCGCTAGTGATCCACGTGTGCGTATATATCCTCTCGACGAGAAGGTAGTCGGCATTGGCCAGATTAAGTTGTTTGCATGTCGTCATGCCCGTGGGGAGGTATTTGCAGAGATGGATGCTGACGATATACTCGTACCAGACTGCCTAGAGCAACTTGCTAGTACATTCTCAGATCCACTGGTACAGTTCGCTTACAGCAACGATGTAGAGTTCCACCACGGTACATGGAAGCCGAATACGTACAGTGAGTACTTCGGTTGGCAATCAAGACCATTTATGTATGACGGTCACGATCTCATCGAGAACATTGCATGGGAGCCTTGCCCACAGATGCTTCGGTTTGTGTACTGGGCACCAGACCACATACGGGCCTGGAGGCAGTCAGCATATAATGCAGTCGGTGGCCACAATCCCAACATGTCAGTAGGCGATGACCATGACCTACTTGTCCGTACGTATCTGACATACGGAGCTCGTGGTATGAGGCACATCGACCGTCCACTGTACCTATACCGTATACACGACTCCAATACGGTCAAGATGCGAAATGCAGACATCCAGGCAGCTACGATGCAGATTGCACTGTCAGGTACACAGTCACTTGCCGAAAGATGGTCACATGATGAAGGTCTACGTCTGATAGACCTTGGTGGCGGGTTGAACGGTGCATCCGGATATGATACTATAGACCTGCGTACAGGGGCAGACATTCAGGCTGACCTCAACGAAGACTGGCCCATTGAGGATTCCAGCGTTGGTGTACTACGTGCATCGCATGTGCTGGAGCATCTACGCAATCCAATTCATGCAATGAACGAAGCCTTCCGTGTGCTTGCACCTGGTGGATTCTTCCTGATCGAAGTACCCAGCACCGACGGTCGTGGTGCATTCCAAGATCCGACCCATGTGAGCTTCTGGAACCAGAACAGCTTTTGGTACTACACGGAGCAGCAGTACGCGTCGTTCATCCCGTCGTATAGTGGACGGTTCCAGGCCAGTATAGTGACGACACACTTTCCAGATGCGTGGTGGAAAGACAATAATATCCCAGTAGTACGTGCCGACCTCATCGCCCTGAAGGCTCCATATGATGTCAGACCGCCTGGGGGTGCATTGATATGAGAACAAGTGACATCCAAGTTGGGATGCCGTATGTAGAGTATACTAATACACAGGCGGCCATTGAGGCACTCGCCGGTGTAGCCGAAGGTGCAGTTGCAGTTGCATCAGATGCCAACCTTCTCGGTTACTATGACGGTACTGCCTGGATATGGCAATCTAAGGGTACTGGTATTGCTGGACGCATCGCTGAGTGGGTGACAGATACCCACACGCTGCAAGCCTCCACACTCATCAAGTCGGGCGCGGGAGTGTTGACGCTCGCCGCAGCGGGTGCGTACACATTGACGGTACCGGCGGCGGGAACCGTGGCGCTGTTGGCGACGGCCAACGTGTTCACGGCAGCGCAGACGGTCAATGTGAACTCTACCAAGGCGTTTGTGGTGGAGCAGGATGGCGTGCACGACAACGTGCTCGTGGTGGATACCGCGAACGGGCGCGTCGGCGTCAATGGACCTCCGACCGCGTCGGCATTCGAGGTTGTCGGCGACGTGCGCGTGACCGGTACCGAGGTCACGGTCGCGGACAAAAACAAGCACGAGATCTACATCTCTGATGGCACCGAACCGCTGTTCCGCAGACAAACATATCGCTGGGATGGCGCGGCATGGGTCGCTGACATTGGATACGGTTTTGGCCTCTACGCGCTGCAATACAACACGGGTGCCAATGCCAACGGTTTTGGCTACGCCGCGCTGCAAAGCAACACGGGTGCCAATGTCAACGGTTTTGGATACGCCGCGCTGCAATACAACACGGGTGCCAATGCCAGCGGTTTTGGCGACGCCGCGCTGCGATACAACACGGGTGCCAATGCCAGCGGTTTTGGCTACGCCGCGCTGCGATACAACACGGGTGCCAATGCCAGCGGTTTTGGATACGTCGCGCTGCAAAACAACACGGGTACGCATGTCAGCGGCTTTGGCTACGCCGCGCTGCAGTACAACATAGGTGCCAATGCCAACGGCTTTGGCACGTACGCACTGCAGTACAACATAGGTGCGTATGCCAACGGCTTTGGCTATCAGGCACTGCGATACAACATAGGTGCGTATGCCAACGGCTTTGGCCACCAGGCGCTGTACTACAATGTTGGTGGGGGAGCCTATGGCTCTGGGTATCAGGCGCTGCGATACAACCAAGCTGCCGATGCCATCGCCATCGGCGACTGTGCCTGGGCCTCGTTCCTCTCCAACGCGGCAGGAGCAAAGACGTTCGACTACACCGCCATCGATGCGACCGCTGACCGCATCACGGTCACGGCGCACGGGTTTGGTGCAATAGGCACCTACATCAACCTGCTCTACACGCAGGGCACAAGTGCCATCACCGGACTGACCACCGCCACGGTCTATCAGGTCAAGATCATCGACGCCAACACCATAGGTTTCTACGAGGCGGATGGGCCTGGAGGGGCGAACCGCGGGACAAACATCACCGCCGCCGGCACAGGTACCGGACATACGTTGACCCCGCAGTACACGTACACCAGTAGCATCGTGATCGGGCACGACACGGACCCGACGAAGTCGTACCAGGTGACACTGGGGTCGAGCGACATTGTGGAAACGCTGTTGCGCGGGGTCGTGTTGGTGAACACCACGGCAACCGGCGGACAGTTAGTCGTGGATCAGGCAAGCACAACTGGCGCAATGCCGGTGCTACTACTCGACCAGGGCGACCTCAGCGAGGAGTTCCTCCGATTCATTGGGCAATCTGCTGCAGATGCGTCACAGTCGTTCGTGGATGCGGCGGACATGACGACGCCAGGGGCGCTGACTGGCTGGCTCAAAATCTACGTTCAGGACGATGCCTCCAGCGGCGCGATCACGGATGGCTACTACTACGTGCCGTTCTACGCGGCACCCACAGCATGATAGGAGAGGATAGATGAGCGAAAAACAGGAAGTACACACTGAGGAGATGCAGGCTGTTGAGCCCATCGACATTGGCGCGGCGCAGGCCGCAATTGAGGCGGATCGACAGCAACGGGCCGAGTCTGCCGCACGAGAGATTCAGGCGGTGCTGGCGCGATATCGCTGCCAGCTCGTGGCGGTGCCGCAGTTGACGTCCGATGGCCGGATCGTGGCGGTGTCGCAGATTATGGCGCAATAGGAGGGCGAGGATGCCCATTACACTCGACTTGACCTCAATCGTCCTGGGTGCCTTCGCCCTGTTGGGCGGCGGTGGAGCGCTGACTGCATTCCTGTTCTATAAGCAGGAGCGGGCGCGGCGTATGGCGGACACGCGGAAGACCGACGCCGATGCTGACAAAACGCGGGCCGATGCCGAGGAAACGAACGCCAAGGCGCTCAAGGTTACTACCGACACATACTCAGAGAACGTCACAGCCATGTCCAGAGTCGTTAAACAGGTACGTGAAGACTATGACCGTATGAGCATAGAGAGCACTGCGCACAGGTCCCGCATCGGTGTGCTGGAATGCCGCGTGGATAAGCTAGTGGATGAGAACAAGACACTGCATGCAACGATTGGCGGCATGCAGGGCACAATCGATGGGCTACGTTTGTTGGTGGGCAAGCTGTGGAAGATCATCCTGGAGGGTGGTCTAGCCAAGGACGAGAAGCTGATTGCCGAGGTATCTGCAGCGTTGCTGGCGAAATCGGATTCGGACCAGCCAGCCATAGTCAGCGAGGGCGGTCCGAATGGTACCAACCAATGTTAGTAGTAGAACAGGAGTATCATGAAGCAGTTACCTAACGGATCGTTTGAGAATGGCTGGACTGATGTAGTCGTTCATGGTCAGCTGCAACAGCAGCCTACCCACTGGAAGTTGTCTGCATTGGCTATAGGCGAGAATGTCCGCAGTGCGGGGATGTTCCCGACAGATGAACTGCCAGTGCACGAAGTTGTCAAGTGTATCGCTGACACCGTCCACATGGACCCGCTACATCTTCCACCAGACGAGCATCTAGGCGGCGAGGATGCATTGATCCTGGACGGTAACTGGACGTTCAAGGTATTCCGCGGTACTGGTCCATTCTCCGAACGTATGGAGTGCGACGTGCCTAGCACAGGGGAGAGGATCAAGCTACGCCTACCTATCCAGACACATGCACACGGGGACGGTAGCACAGGGGCAGCAGCCTACAGGATCGGTGTAGACGGTGTCTTCGGACGGTGGTACACTACGTTCATCGACTTCATGGATCGTACGTGGTTCACGCTGGAAGAAGAGTTCGTCTCGTCAGGGTCCACAGCACACATAACACTCGACCTGGAAAGCCGCGCCATTGGCGGCATTGACTTCTGGTTGGACAAGCTGGAGTATGATGAGGTATCCATAGTCGAGGAGCCTACATACGCACGGACATTCTGGCTGCTTCCAACCAGGGACAAGATCACACTCGCTGAGTTCAGTTGGCTGATGACTCAGCTGGCCGAGGTCATATACACTGGACAGTATACGTTCGGATTCTCTGCGAACGATGCTGGAATCGGTGCCCACCTGACATCGCGTACAGTGAACGCAGTGAGTCTACATCCAGGTGACTGGGATGAGGAAGCACTCATGCAGTTCTTCGACACGCTATACCCTGGTGTGGTGCTGAACTTCATCCACTTCGAAGTAAGCAAGCACTTCCCTGTGGGGACTGATGACTACCCGCCCGAGTCGTGGTATGTACCGACATCACAGTTGTTCACGGCTACGCACAGGGGGATAGACATCAACCTGGACGTGTCCCCATACGGAGACGTGGAGCGTGGCTTCCCTGTGTACGCTGTCCTGGATGGTACAGTGCACTACGTTACCAACGACTGGTCTGGTGTGGGTATGTGCGTCATCAGACACACCCTGAACAACGTTCCATACTGGGTGATGTATGCACACATCGATCTTATCGGACTGGCAGTCGATGGTCAGGTGCTTGCCGGCCAGATGCTGGGTCGTATCGCCAACTGGACCCAACCAGATGGTGGTGATCATCTACACTTCGGTGTGAGCATCTCCCCTGTGCAGTACGAGTACTCAACGCATACCGGATGGGTCGATCCAGTACCGTGGTTGAAGTCGTTCCTCACGCCTACGATCGTCGACCTGATGCTACTGAAGGGCAGCCCCACCACCCCCCCTGTGCCTACGCCGGTGGAACCGCAAGTGGTACTTAGGAGCAATAACGTCTTGGGTCTACACTCTCAGCGCGAGAAGGAAGGTTGGGATTCGTACCTACTGAACTCTGGTACGAACGTAATGAAGACGTTCGATATCGGGTTTGCCATGAATGCCGCACGTATCGCACCAGATGCTACGATCGTCTGGAGACAGCATTCAGATGATATCGCAGTTAGCGACGGACCGCAACGGCTGTTGGATCGCTACTCGTCCATCATCGACGAGTACTGCACCAAGAATGGCGTGCCTCTGGCAGATGTACTCAATGCACGTCTGGTACTCGAAAGCCTGAACGAGCAGATAGGTACATTCGTACCAGACCAGATCAAGAAGGCAGTGAACTTCGATGTAATGTTCGCAGAGCTACTGCATGGTAGGTATGGCAAGACACTGCGTCCAGGACTACTCACAGTTGCAGTAGGCAATCCACACGAAAGTGAGTTCGAGTTGTTACTGCCGGCAGCGAAGGCTGCAGTACTCTATGATGGCTTCCTGTGCTATCACGGATACTGGTCAGCTGACGAAGTACGTACATACATCGCTGATTACTGGGACTACCACTGTGGCAGGTTCATGAAGTGGGATGCATACTTCGCATCTCAGGGTGTGTTCCCAGAGTATATACTCTCCGAAGGTGGCATCTGCAAAGCGTCTGCCAACGGCACCTCCTTCGATCCTACAACCGGATGGAAGGGATGTGGTCCGTTCTCACGATACCTCACCGATATGAGTACGTTCCACAGTATCGTCAAGACGTGGAATGCTGCGCATGGTAACCGCTGCCATGGCGTGACGCTGTTCTGCTACGGTGGCTATGGATGGGAGCTGTTCGATTGGGAACCCGGCGATCTTGCCGGTATGACGGCTGCATCAGTGAACTGGAGGTAGTATGGTATTCACAGAGGGTATATTCGAGCAGGTACTGGAGGCCTTGATCTTCAACGGGCTTGTCTCCCTCGCACTATTCTGGCTATTCGAGCGACCGTTCATCATACGGTTATTCGATAAGTACGAGGGAGTGTTCCAGGATGGATGGGGTGTGTCTGTCCATCTTGTGAAGCGGTACTCAGTGCTGATCTTGTCGGTGGCTGTGAGTGGGGGTCTGTACGCTCTGTACTGTGCCTTCGGCTTTAAGCCCATGCCGACTACTGCGCTCGAGTGGCTGGATATACTAATCTCTCTCGGCCTGACCAACTTCGGAGGCAGTACAGTACTGCATGCATTGAAGCTTCCGATGAAGGGGCCAGAGACTGGCCTAGAGCAAGCGAAGGAACTTGCAGCGGAGATCACTGAGATACGTCCACAGGAACCTGCGACGGCGGCAGAGCAGTCGGCTACCAAGGCTACCGACGACAACTGTGGCGGGTGCAGGGCCCGC